AGTAGCTGCCGGGAGGGCCGGGGATGTCGCCGTGCGACTTGCAGATGATGAGCACGTCGCCAGGGATCATGGCCGTGGGCATGTCCACGCGACGCGAGTAGTTGCCGGGCGGGTTGGTGCTCTGCCGCGAGTCGGCATCGCAGTCCGCTGCCTGGCGCCACCCTGCCGGGTACTTGATCGCGCCGTTGCGCGTGCCGGTCCAGCCAGGGGTGTAGCTCTGCACCACGAACGACCCGCCAGGCGGCACCTGCACGAGCAGTCGCTTGTCGGGTTGCACGCGGTACCGCAGCTCGCCGGAGAACGTGACGGAGACCGCAGTGCCATCGGCCCCGGTCTTGGAGTACGTGGTGACCATGGGCCGGGAGTCTACCTGGAGAAAACGGCCGAGCACACGGTTGGCGCTCTCGAACGCACACCTGACCCTTGCAACAGGTCCGCGTGCTCGGCCTACCTCACGAGGTTCCGGGAAGCATAGGCACTCGTCGCAGCTCCCACAGCTTCCGCTTCCCGGCAGCACCCTTCTTGGAGAAGCCCCACACCTCGAACCGGGCTGGACTGGCCAGCCAAGCCGAGATGCGTGGCTCCTCTTGGGCCTTCGCGAGTCGGTTGGCCACATGGCTTCCCGATGTGACCTGGACGCCCAGTGGACCGCCCGGCCCACCGTCCAGGACCACGATGTCGATGCACCCGAACAGGTCGTGCCTCACTCGCGCGTACGGGTTCCACCGCTCCACGACCTGGGCATGCCAGCCCTGCTTCTTGCAGAAGGCCAGGGCTCGCTGGGTGGGGCTCATCCCAGCTTGCTCAGCGCCTCCAGCACCTTCGACAGATCAGCCAGCGGCAGCTTCACGAACTCGTCCCACCCGCTGAAGGTGGCCTCGGACATCTCCATGACGGCGCTCTGGTCCATGTCGCGATTCATGGCCTCCTGGTCGATCGCGAGCAGCATGGTCTCCCGCTGCTCAGCGTCATCAGGCAGTGGGTTCGCAGCCAGCTTGTCGAACACCACGTCGCTGCCCGTCTTGGTCTGGTCCATGCGCTTGGCCCGGATGCGGATGGCGGGCCCCTTGGTGCCGTCCGGGTAGCGGACTCCGGTCTTCACGAACAGGGCGATGCGCTTGCCGAACCAAGCACCACAGTCGTTGCTGTCGAACAGGACAGCCAGCGTCTTGGCGTTGGTGCGGTTCAGGATCAGCTCCTTCTGCTTGCCCTTGAACTTCAGGGACAGGGCCACCTTGATCGGGCGGCCCTCCTGCATCGTCAGGCCGTCGCGACGAATGACCTTCTCGATCTCGACGGGAACGTCGCGGTCGACAGGCAGATCCTCGGCGCACAGCCAGCGCGAGTCCTTCGCGACCTTGTGCGTGCCGGTCCACTCGCGGCCGGGAGGGATGGGTTGGTCAGCCATGGGGTTGCTCCTTGCGGATCTTCCGCCTTGCGCGCATGGTCTCGTTATGACAGGTGCGGCAGTGGGCCTGGATGCCCCTTTTCCTGGCAGCGCTCCTTTGGAAGAGGCTCACATGCAGCCAGCGTCGGCACTTCGGGCACTTCGCGAGCGACTGCATCGCGTATTCAGATGAGCGGGTTGTCACTGTCAGCCTCCTCCGCGCCTTCCGCGTCGCTCTCGGTCATCTCGTTGATGACACCCAGCACCTCGAACGGTGTCCAGGCATCCGGTGTTCCAGGCCAGAACTTGGCACGCTCGCAGGCAGCGATCCCCTTGGCGGCAGTCTCGTTCTGCAGCTCGAACACGTCCAGGTCTTCCTCGGACACCTCGAGCAGCCAGGTGCGCAGGCCCTGCGGTGGGGTGGGCGCGATCACCACCAGCCTCCCCACGGTCACGGGATGGCCCAGGGCACGCAGCCCAGCTCGGTTGTGAGCCAGCTGGTCCAGCCAGCCATCCCTCTGCGCGGCGATGAACAGGCCCCGCAGGTCGCGTGTGGCATTCACGCTCACCTTCAGGTCGTACACCGCATGGTTGTCGAACCAGTCGGGTCGACCCTTGCGCAAGAGCCCGCTGTGGGCGCACTGCCAGAAGATGGACGCCTCCGCATGCAGGGCATCGAACAGCGAGCCCGTGGCCTCGTTCTTGGCATCGAACGCTTCGCAGATCTGCGTCACCTGGGCGTTCTCTGCCTGGGACAGGATCTGCAGCCCAGCAGCCAGCCAGGCATCGCGTTGTTCCTTGTTCTCCTTGGAACGGAACTCCATGCCCTCGGGCTTGACCACGAACCTGTCATCGAACGTAGACGACTCGAGCAGTCGGCAGGCAACGGCACTGCCGATCGTCGTCGCGCTCGTGTTGCTCCGATGCTGACGGCGCCATGGCACGACAGCAGGTGGGCCAGCACGGTAGGCACGCAGATCGGACGACCCGTAGCCGGGATGGTCCAGGTAGTCCTGCATCGGCAGGTCGGGGATCAGGACAGGCAGATCGTCGTTCATGGTTTCTCCAGTTGGGCATCGCTCCCCACAGGCTCAGGCACCAGAGGGACGTGCTGCACCATCTGCCACAGCCGCCCAAGAGCGGTCTCGACAGACTGGCCACGAGCACGCGCCCGAACAGGCACGCCAGCCACCAGCATCAGCTCGCCATGCAGGCTCACCATGCACACCTTGTGGACCGGCCAGTAGACCCGCACGTGACCACCACGCAGCTTCAGGTGCCACTTCGGCCTGGGTTCGCTTGCCACGGAGCAAGGCTTACCACATCATGTGGTGGTATGGCAACCAAGCGAATCCAGAACCATCGTCAGCTCATCCGCTCCATCGGCGACAACATCACCCTGCACATGCAGCGCCAAGGACTCACCTGGCGAGAGACCGCAGAACGGGTCGAGGTCAGCACCAACACCGTCGGCAGGTGGGCCAGGGGCGAGTCCGAGTGCGGCATGCTCAACCTCATGCGGCTGTGCAGGCTGTTCAAGTGCCGGCTCCACGATCTCGTGCCCGACGCAGGCAGTTGAGTTCCTGAGCAGGCAGGGTGTAAGAGTCTACCCGCGGCAGGGTTACGACTGGATGCGGGATGCACCCCAACAAATGGTGGTGTAGAGTGGGGGCGTCGATGGCCGATAGGCGGCTTCGACGAACTCAAACCGGAGACACCATGCGAACCAAAACGGTCACGATCTACACAGCCGCCGAGCTACGCGAGCACCATCCGCGCGGATTCGAGCGGGCCCATGATCGGCACTGCCGTTGGCTAGGCGAAGATCCGCCATGGCTCGCGGAACACCGCGAATCGACAGAGGCCGCACTGGCAGCGATCGGCGACGATCCGCCGGACATCGAGGGGCCGCGCCGCGTCATGGCATGGCTAGAGAATCACGTTCTCGGCCCGCTACGCATCCCGTGGACCGGCAAGCGGCGATGGGAAGTGTCTCGCTACGGATCGAGCTACCGCCCCGGTTGCGTCGAGCCGTGCCCATGGACCGGCTACTGTCTCGACGACGATCTACTTGATTGCATGCGCGAGGGCGCAAGGGAGGGCCGGTCGCCATGTGACATCAAGCGTGACGTTGCCCAGCGGGCCGAAATGCGATGGGATAGTGAGATGGAATATACGAGCTCGGCTGAGGCATTCATCGGTGAAGCCGAGGTGAACGATTGGGAGTTCCATGCCGATGGGAGCATGGCATAGCGCCCCGGCGAGCGCATCGCCGACATTCCCGCGCCAGCCGGGACCGCTGGCAACAACTGGAGACGACCGATGACGAACGAACCGAAGAACGAACACGCCGAGTACTGGGCGACCGTCGCGAGCATCGCCGAAGAAGCGAAGGAAGCCGAGCAACGCGGCGAGGATGCTCACGACTTCATCCACGAAAGCGTGGACGGGTCACACTACGTGATTTACACGCACGCGAACCTCACGTGCCTGCAACTGTCGCCGAACGAGAGCGCCGCATTCGACGTCGAGGGATCGGCCGCGCTGGACGGATGCAACGACTTCGGATCCGTGACGGCGCGGCTTGCGTACTGGGCGATGCGCGAGGATGTCGAGGCGGCGCTATCAAATCTGCCCGATGCCGAGGAACCCGATGACGCCGAAGTTGCGGAGGATCCCCGCGCATGACCACCAAGGAACCACGCGGCGAATCCCTGCTCGCGGCCCGCTTGGCGCGCGCCTACCCGAGCCTGTCCGCCTACTCGGCCGCGACGTTGGCCGAGGAACTGTGTCGCATCGAGCGTGCGCAGCGGCGCCATGCCGAGCGATGCTGTAGCGGCGAGGATGGCGGCTACGTGCGGCACAGTCTCGGCGACGACGGGAAGCCGCTCTACCGCTGCCCGATTTGGTGCAAGGGCGCCGTCCACGGCTCCTACTGCGTCAAGGCCCGTAGCCACGTCACCGGCAGCGCGAACGCCGTCGTCGAGCACGATCCCGACGCCGAGCGCAAGGCCGGCGAGAGGATCGAACGGCGGCTGAAAGCGTGGTGCGAACGCTTCGCCATTTTGAGGATGACGGTGCGCGGCGCGTTCGGAACGGCCACGGATGCTGAATTCATGCGCCAAGCGATCGAGCTGCAACACGACCCGCGCGGCCCCGTGCTGCTGCTGCGACTGCTCGGCGATGCCGAGGCGGTGGGCGTATGAGAACCAAGGCGACACGATCCGTCATCGTGTGGTACGTCATCGCTGACACCACCGGCCCAGCTCGTGCCGGGGGCGACACGGATGCCGTGCACAGGTTCCGGCGCAAGGTCGAGGCCGACGCGTTCGCGGTGGGGCGGACGTGGGAAGGCCGGCCGGCCATCGTGCGGCGCGATCTCGTGCCGGTGCACCTTGCGCGCCGTTGGGGGCTGGCATGATCCGGGGCGGACAAGGGCGCACGGCCCGCGACGTTGAGGAATCGGCTCAAGCGCTCGTGTGGTGCCTGTTCGTGGGCGGGTTGCTTCTGGCCATGCTGTGGTGGCTGCAGGGGGGCGCATGACAAGCCATCGCTACAGCGCCGCTCTACGGCGAGTCGCGCCCCACCTGGCAGCGCATGCGCAAGGCCTCGAGCTACTGCGGGCATGCGCGCAACACGAACGCTCGAGCGATCCAGACCCGGTCGGCTGGGACGTTGGCGAATCGGTCTACTGGATCGGTTCACAGTGGCACGGCGGACAGTCCTGCCCGCTCTATGCTGCGCTCTGCGCGACGGAGTTCGAGCCCGGCGCATGCTGGCGACAGCCCGAACCGGGCTCGAGCGCCGCCATGCTGGCCGACGTACTCGAGGCGATCGTCGAGGGCGGGGCATGACCGACGACACCGACACCATCTCCCGCGCCGCCCGAGCAGCTGCAGAGGCGATCGGCCGGGCGATCATCTCCCACCGCAACGAATGCCGCCTACTCGGCCTGGCTCACCACGAAGCGGCCGGGGCCATGCTGGCCACGCTCTGCGACCTGCTCGGCGGCATCGTCCGGGAACAGGAAGCGGCGGGTCAGCAGTTCGTGCGCGCGGCGATCCTGCAGAGGTTCGAGGCGGCGCTAGAGCAGTGATTCCGCCCGCCGCTCCCCGTTCAGGATGCGGCACACAAGGGACGGCGAGACGCCAAGCGAACGAGCGATGTCGGATTGCCGCTCCCCGTCCCGGCTCCGGCGTCGCACTTCGCTAACCTGACCGTCGTCGATCTTGCGGCGCGATGTCCCATGGGCAACCCGGTCAGTCGCGTTCTCTCGTGCGGTGCCCCATCGCAGGTTGCTCAGATGACAGTTGAGCCGGTCGCCGTCCAGGTGCCGGCACTGCAGGCCTTGCGGGCGTGGGCCAACGAAAGCATCCAGCACGAGCCGATGCACGGCATGCGGCACGCTTCCGCCGCGAACGTACAGCGCCACCCTTGGGTATCCGTCGTATAGGAAGTGGGAGAGGATGTACCCGCCCTTCCGTCGAAGGGATACAACCATGCCGTCATCCTTCACGAGCACGTTTTTTCGGCCAGACCACAATCTGTAGGGGCATCGCATGACCCCTAGATACTAGGAAACTAGTATTTGCTTGTCAACGCGACAGGTTTCGGGGTGCTGTTGGCTACAGGGCAAACTGCCCTCTGGTGGCCAGTTTCGTAGCACAGCGGAGAACTGGCGCAGCTACGCAACCATCGGCCTCGATCGCGCCACCGCACAACCGTGTAAGACTTACACACCATGTAAGTTCTACACGGTGCCCCTTGACCGGCCGCCTACGACGCCCGTAGAACGCCCGCAACGCCCGCCGCCACTACGGAATGCATCCGCGGCCGATCGTCGATCCAGCGCGATCCTTGCCATCCACGCGAGCCCGGCGCCGGCAACCCCGATCGAACGCCAGCGCCAAGCAAACCAGACGGGGCGGACGGAATGGGGCTTGACCCATCGCTCGGACAGGCAGTCCGTCTCGGTGCGATGGTTGACACGGGGGCGGGTACGGCGAGGACAACATAAGAACCGTTATCGGAACATGGGCGGGATGGCCCGACGCGATGCTCGAGGGACGGCGGACGCGACGACGTGCGACGCGATGGCACAACGGTTTACGGCGACGGTCGGTCGGGCGGACGGACGGACCGGCCCCCCTGCCCGGGGGTGGCACGGGACGGTGGAAAAGGCAGCCCCCGGTCAGTCTTGGGGCCCCATTCCGCGCGCGCATCCACTTTCCCTGAACGGATTTGTGCGGTCAGGCGAATGCGCTACGGCTCGCACCTGCGCACCGGGACTCCCGCCTTCTCGCACTGTCGGACCATGTCGGCCGTGCCCTTGCCGCCTGGGAAGGCGACGCACAGGTCTGGCTGGCCTCGGGTGAGCATGGCGGTGTTGCGGATGGGGCCGGCCAGGTTGCCGTAGCGTCGCCAGTCTGCGCCGAAGAGGTGGTACTGGACGCCGCGTTCTGTTGCCCAGCGAAGCGCGATGCGGTCGGCGCCGCGGGCGTCACCGGCGATGAGGAGATGGACGGGGGTGTCGTTGTGGACCTTGTCGAGGGCCTGGTAGATCAGGTCGTCCTCGCGGTAGTCGCGGCCCCCTGTCACCAGCAGCCTCACAGCATCGGCTCCTGCAGCTGGCTGTCCACGATGGCGCCGGTGTCGGTGGGCTTCATGGTGCCGTCCCGGAGGCCCTTCTCGAGCTGGTCGGCGGCGGTGTTGTGGTTGGCTGCGCGGAGGCGGGCCAGGTTGTCGATTGCGTTGTGGATCCGGTCCCCGCCGACGAAGGGCTCACCGGCCTCGAGGGCTCGCTGGGCTCCTTCCTCGCGCACCGCGGCCTGGGCGGACTCGGCTTGCTGGTGGAGAGAAGACCCGGGTCCACAGCGAAGTCCTTCCAGGCCGCGCTTCAGGATCTCGGCTCCCACACTCATCAGGGGGGCCTGCTGCTCCTCGGCCATTCGCACCTGCATCTCGGAGTGCATGCTCTCGATCAGGGTCTGCCGCGCAGATGCGAGCTTGTGGATGATCTCGGCCCCGACCAAGCCCCCGACGCCCACCTGCAGGATGATCCGCTCGAGCTGCTGATCCAACGCCACCACCAGTTGTTGTCCGTTCATGGTCGGCAGCATAGCGCGCACTTGTGGGCGTTCCACCGGATGTGGTAGAAGTCGCGCGCATGACTTCCATCGCAGTGGCTGAACAGGAACCGCATCGCCCGGATTGGGCAGACTGCGTGGTCCTCGTGTGCACGCGCTGCAAGGTGCGGACGAAGGTGTCGTGGGAGGTCTTCGAAGTGGCTGCTCGCGGGATCTACGAGGCAGGCGACATGCCGGAGCGCATCCTGTGGTGGCACTGCGGTGGGCGTGACAGCTGCCACCGCGAGGGGGCCCACTTCGTCGACCTGGACACCCGCTTCCTGGTGCGGGCTCCTGATCGGGTGTCTCAGCTACGCGGCGCGCGAGTGTGCGGATGCCGCGAGTGCACCAGGCGGTAGATCGACGAGGTCGCCACGATCCCGCCGAGGAAGATGGTCAGGATGCAGAAGAACATCATGGTAGGAACGCTCCGTCCGTGGCGGTGAGTAGCACCTCGTCCGTGATCTCGGGCGCGTCGGGATGCCCGTCCTCGTTGATGCTCGAGGCCCACTTGGCGCCGCCCACGATCAGCGTTGGGTTGACCACGCGCTGGTTGTAGGGGGTGAGCATCGGGGCGACGGCGGGTTGCTGGATGACCTCCTGCCGTTCCTTGCGCACGACGGCCTCTTCCGTCAGGCGCTGGTCTTCGGTGAAGGTGTCTACGTCTTGTCGGATCGGGATGGCCATGGTGCTCGGGAGTCTACTTGGAACACCCAGGGTACGTCGCCAGCCAGGCGGTGCTCGTCGCATGCTCGCCACTCGCCGGTGCGCCACTGCGCCTTCTTCCGGCAGGGGTGCGCGCCGAACATCTGATGCATGCACCGGATCGGGTGCCGATCCATGCGGGCGATGTCGTAGCGATCGCTGCGGATCTTGCCCTTGCGCCGCCAGGATCGGGCGGCTTCCAGCTGGCAGGTGCGACACCGACTGCCGTTCGGCTTGCCTCCCTGGGTCCACATCTGCAGGCGGTCTGTGCCGCCGCACTTCGGGCAGACCTTCAGAGGCCGCCCTTCCCCTCCGGCGGCGTCTTGTGGTGAGCGCGGATCAGGTCGACGGCGTGTTCGTAGTCATCCCTGAGCGCAGGTGTCCAGGTGTGACCGTGGTCGGCGAGCGCCTTGCCCATGCCGTCCAGAGCCCGCAGCACGACTTCGCCGACCTCGCGCCCGTCGTAGCTGTTGTGCCGCACCACCGCCGGGTCGACGAGCCTTGGCATGCACGGGCACATCAAATCGATGACGTGCTCGCGTAGGTCGCCTAGCGGGTATACGTGGACCGGGGCGTCTGCCGGCTGGCCTTCCGGTGACGACCATGATGGCGTGCTCACGTCCCCTCCGGCGACCCGATCGTGAACTCCACCCCGCTGTCCACCGCCCACCCCGATCGCGTGGACCCGGTGAACACCACCATCTGCGCGCGCCACGTCATGCCGACGAACGCCTCGGGCAGCACCCAGTGGAGTTCCAGGACTCCGGGGCTTGGACTCGTGAGAAGCCCTTCCTGCGTGGGCGCCAGCAGCCAGTCTGGGCGCACCATCAGCCAGCAGCCATCGTGGCCGAACGGCGTCAGGTTCAGCGGCGCGGCTGGCTCAGTCGACACCAGCAGCACGGCCGGCTCTCCCTCGAACGGGCGCATAGCACGAGTCACCCACTGGATCCGCAGCAGCTTGCCTGCGCGTGGTTCGCTCCAGTCCGGGTAGCAGTACGGAAGGACTCCCCCGTCGATCTTGCAGCTCGTCGGCGGGTTGAGGCGCCGGATCACGCCTCGGATCGCTGGCCCCGTGGACATCACCGCCATCGCCTTCTGCGCCAGCGTCGGCGACATCGCCCGCTCGGCCGTGGTCGGCTTCGGCAGGGTCTGCAGTGGATCGCTCGGCGTCGACTGGCAGGCGCAGAGCAGCAGCGGGATCAGTAGGAGTCGTCGAGTAGCCATGGAAGAGTTCTTGCTCGGTGAGGCCGCATGGTAGCCGCGTGGCCTCGGGGATGTAGACGCGAACACCATCTGGTGTGCGGGCGATCATGGTGCGCCTGGCTTGAACAGAGGCCCCCAGTCGGTCGGCTTCGGCGGGGCCACACGTTCGCGGCCGAACATGTCCTTGGTCCCCTGGATCTCGAGCACCTTGCAGCACGCTGCGCAGGTGATGGCTTCCGGTTCATGCAGAGCCCTGCCGTTCGCGAAGTCCTCCTGCGTGAGAGCCTATCGGCAGCAGATCGAGCCCGTCTCGTCGATCCAGTGGATGGCGCGTTTGGACCTTCGCTGCAGTCGCAGGTGGCCTGGTTGCAGGATGCTCTTCACTTGCCGCCTCCGCGCAGTGCTCGCCGGCACAGGTGGTAGACGGCAGTTTCCAGCGAGGAGGCACCGAACGGGCTGTACTTCTTCTCGTAGTCGCGGAACGGCCAGTCATCCATACGTTCGTCGCCCTCCTGCGCGTCGTCCCCGGCGTCGACCTTTTTCGTGGCGTCGCGCAAATGGTCCCCGGCGTCTGGCTTCGCAGCCTCGGCGCTGAGGCGGATGGTCGTTTCGAAGCACAGCGGCAGGCCCATCCCCGTCCTGTGACCGAACTCCTGCATCAGTTCCCACAGGTGCCAAGCAGTCCACCCCCCGTTCTCGCTGGGCGGCATGTAGGGACGCTTGGAGCCGAACATGGCGAGGTGGTTGGCGTGAAGGACGCTGCGCCCAACGTCTGTCAGGCGAACGCACACGCGGTCGTTCATGTTGATGGTCTTTGGTGCAGCCTCGGCCTCGGCGAGCTTGGCGCGCAGGTCTTCGTTCGCCTTCCCGCGCGCCAGCGCCTTCCGATACCAGTAGTCCGCCGAGTTCCCATGGATCTCCATGGCGCCGATCTTGTCGTCGGTGCGCGCGACATCGGCACGCAACTGCTCGGCCTCAGCCCGAAGCCGCTCGACCTCGGCCTGCGCCTTGGCGTTGTCAGCGGCGAGGGATCGCATCAGGGCAACGGTCCGGTCGCGAATCGCGTCCATGCCCGCGCGGACCTCGACTGGGCCACGCGCGAAGGTGGGGCTCAGGGGGTCGCACATCGCGTTGATCGCCTTGTTCACCTTCTCAACGAACTCAGCGATCCGCGCCTCGGCGTCTGGCGCGGTCACATGAGCCCAGCGGCGATCATCGCCCTCACCATCGTCGGCGTCGGCGCGTCCGATCGCGTTCGGCTGATCTCGCTCGGCTGCTGCGGACTCGCCTTTGGCTCCGTCGGCGCGATCCCCTTCCGTGACATCCACGCCACCAGACTCCCCACGGCGTGCGGCGGTTCGATCGGCAACGTGCCAGACGATCCGTGCCCGATCTTCTTCGGGTTCGCCTTGCCCTCGCGACGCCACTTCGACGCCTTCGCCTTCCGCCGGTCTCGCCGGCACTGGCGGCGCCGTGACTTGGACACCATGCAACTTCTCCTTGAGTTTCGCGATGATCGCACCCTGGATACGCAACTGCTGCTCCTTGTCGGCGAACATGCGCCGCATCTCGCGCCTGTGCGCTCCGAGCTTGCCTGCCCGCAAGTTGCCGTTCGCCTTGAGGTCGGCGATCACGCGATCCAGACTCTTGATGTGCATGCGCTGGTTCTCGACCTTGGTCGCCAGACGCGCCTCGGCGCCTGCCGCCGAACCATCCGGCGATGCCGGGGTGTTGGCGGTCTTCTCACTGCACACCTTGCAGACGACGCGACGCTTGTGGCCGATGAAGGTCGCCCCGCACGCGATGCACGCGCAATGGTAGGCGCCGTTCTCGTGGCAGCCGTCCTCGGGCCAGTCGCCAGCGGCAGGCGATGCCGGGGGGTTGGCGGGCTCGGCCGGCTTCACGGCGGGAAGGTCAGCGAGGCGCTGCAATGCTCCCACGACCGAGACGTCCTTGACCACGCACCAAGGCTTCCCGCTCTCGTCCATCAGGACGAAGTTCTTGCGGTGCAACGCCTCCAACTCCCGCCTCGCCATCGCCGCCTGATCGGCGCGGGCAGCGTCGCTCTCGCGGGTCAGGGTGGCGATCTCATCGGCCTGGACGCAACGATCGCGTTCGCAGGCCACCGCCTGCTTGCCTAGTTCGTCGTGGGCCTTCGCCAGCCGCTCGTACTCCGCGCGGGCTTCGTCGCGCTCGCGGGTCAGGCCGCCGTTCTCGGCGCAGAGGTCGTCGCGCTCCTGCTGGAGCAATGAGAACCCCTTGTCTCCAACCTCCTCGCGCAGATCGTCGCGCTCCAGTTCGGAAGCCGAAAGCGCTTCACGAAGCTTCTTGAACTCCGCCGCCACAAAGTGGCTTGGCTTCGTGCCTGCGGCGTTGACGGCGCGCTCCATGGCGTTGATGTCGCCACTCGGGGCACCGGCGGCCACAAGGCAGTTGTAGACTGACTCAGAGAAGCCATCGGCAGCCGTCCGCAACCGCTCGTTCTCCACGCGGAGGCTCAACCCAGCAGATCGCAGTTGGTCGGCGTCGCCAGCATCGCGCTGAATCTTCGTGATGGCGCGCAGGATGGCCGGCGTCGGTCCAGCAACCGGCGCGTGCCCCTCCGCTTCGTAGACGATGCCGACTTGCTGTGCGACGGCGAGCATGTCCGCCATCGACGCGCGCAACCACTTGGCAGCACGCTCCAACTCGGAGCGGTCGCAGACGATCTCCTCCATGTCGAGTCGGATAGGTTCCGACAAGCCGGCGCGCGTGCGGCTTCGCTGCACCACATCGACAATCTGCTCGCACCACTCGGCTGGCGTTGGCTCCACGATGGCCGCCGCCTCGTCGAATGCGCGCTTCTTCAAGGTGTCGACCTCGCGGCGATCTGTGTCGGTCATCCTCGTTGGCGTGCCTTGCAACGCACCCTCGCGCACCGCTGGCGCCTCCACCTCGGCGTCGGCAACAGGGGCGCTGGTGAGGCGGTCGATCTGCCCCATCACGCGCTGATAGGAGTGCATCTCGACGTTGCAGGAGGCGCGCTTGTCTGCGCTGTCGGCCACCTTGTAGTCGCTCGATGCGGCGTCGCGCTGTCCCTCCACCCACGCCCGCAGTTCCCGCAGCGCCTTGCCGTCCGGCGCGGGCGCGTCCAGGGCTCGCAGCGCGAGGTCGTAGATGGCGTGCTCGTCAGGCGAGAAGTAGCGGCCATCGCGCTTCTGCAAGAGGGTGCGCGCCGCCGGGATGGTGCCGCCGAGGGCGGCGAGGATCGGGTCGGGGGTGGTCATTGTCAGTCCTTGATGAAATCGTCCGTCTCGCCGTGCAGGCGCCACAGATCGGCCACTCGCTCGGCGGGCGTCACGACTGGCCCCCAGCGCGAGCCTTGCGCCACTTCGCGGCCACTTCCGCCTGTGTCAACGGCGTCTCGTCGCACGACCACGGCGAATCGTCGTCATGCTGCCCCGCCTCGCAGGAGCATCCTCGCGTGAACTGAACGCCCGCGCTGCACTCCAAGTCGTCGTTGCTGAGTCGACATGCGGCGGCGGCGCACTCGGCATGCGCGCGCCAGACCAACGCTTCGGATCCGTCCACGTTGAGCTGACGCTCGTAGGCTTCGCCGACCGCGATGGTCTGGTTGCACCAGTTGCACTGGTGAGCCTTCCTGGCGGCGAGGATCCGTTCTTCGGCGATGTTCTTCACTGTGCACCCCCAGCGCGAGCGTAGGCGGCGAGGGCGGCCCGCAACTTAGGAGCCCACTGCGGCACGGCTGCGGATGCGAGATTCTGCGCCGCCTCCACCACGTCCAGCAGCGCCGCGTATTCGTTGCGCATGCGGGCGATGAGGGCGGCGTTTGGCTCAGCAGGCATGACTCGGCATGCCGAGCATCGCCCGAATGACTCGGCGAGCAGCATCTCGCCCGAGTAGATGGCGCAGTCGTATTCGCCGTCACTTGCAAACCTTGCCATCTTGGTTGTCCACGACCCTGGCGTCGCGGCCTTCTCCAGCCGGCGCCCCTCGGCGATACGCGCGGTGATGTCGGGGGCGGTCATGGGGTCTCCTTGGCGAATCGCTCTCGGTCTTCCTTGTTCAGTCCCATCAGCATCGCTTCCTCGTAGGTGGCGAACTCGCCACCGTCTCCGGCGCACTGTCAACCATGGCCGGTGGTGTCACCCCACTCGGTGACGGTGCCGAAATTGCCGTTGTTCAGGCGAACCAAACACGCGCTGCCCGACTCTCCGTACTCGGGGTCAGGCATCTCCCATGCGTGGAGCACCTCGGACACGTCTGCCATCTTCCACGGCACGCAATCGGGATGATCGCTGCAAGTGGTGGCGTTGTCGTAGCTGCGGGCGAGGATGTCGCGCTTGTCTTCCTGGGTGGTCATGGGGTCTCCGTGATGTTGCGGAAGCGCGCGAGGGCGTCGTCGAGACGCTCGCGGGCCTCGATGGTCCTGCTGATGGGAGGCCCCTTCTGACCAAGGGGGACGGCTGCTCGCTCATCCGCTCTGCGGCACAACTCCTTGGCAGCCAGCACCGCCTCGCGGTAGGCGGCGGCGTGGTTGCGGAGGGCGACCATGGCACTAATGTCGTCGGCGTGACTACCGAACCCTCGCCGGCACTCCACTCGCATGCCAGAAGCGCAATGGGTCGCAGGGCTCCAAGTGATGTCGTGAGACTCAGGGCCATGCCGCCACGGTCCAGGCGTCGCAGCATCCAGCAGCCGGCCGTCCTCGGCGAAGTCGATCGGTGTGTCTTCGGTGGTCATGGGTAGAAGGTGCCGGCTTCCCCTTGCGAGGCACGGCCGGCGCGTGGGCCAACACTGCACTTGGTGGATTGCGAGGGACTCGAACCCTCCACCGCCGAAGGTCCGCAAGCGGCTTTCCTCGGCAGCGGCACCATGCGCAACCCGCATCTCACCAGCTCTGCTCACCAGGGAGTTCATCCTCCCAAGGGTCGCGTGAGTTTACCACACCAAACGGTGGTGGTGTCCACACCTTTCTGTTGGGATCTGCGCGAACCAGATCCGCCCTGCTGCGGAACACCGTTGCCCTCGGGATCTTGCGGACTCTCGCCGCAGTTCCTTCGATCGCACGTTTCACGCTGTAGCCGCAGTGTATGCAGTGCCCAGGTGCTTCCTTCCCGCGCCTTCGCGTCCCGTAGCCGCACCACGAGCAGCGGTACATGGTGAAGCCCCACATGCACCGTCTGGTGTCGCACCACCACGGAGGCCACCGCGAATCGTCGTGCGGCGGGATGTCCGTGAACGGGTGGGGGTGTCGCGACCGAAGCGTTCCTGGGCCTTCCTCTGGTGGTAGCCACGCGAACTTCTTGCGACGCGGCTGCCAGGTGGTCAGCTGGTAGCGCTTCACGACTGCTTGCGGTAGTCGCTCAGGCTGAAGATCGGAGCCTCTTCTCCAGGCTCTGGCTCAGCAGCCACGATCTTCTCGAGCACACGACTCGTCCAGCACTCCTTCTTGCGCAACTCGTCGATCTTGGCCATGGCGCGACTTGGCTTGTCGATCCACCAAGCGAACAGGCGAATCGGCGTCGTGCTGCCAGCATGGGCGTACTGCCACAGCAGGCGCAAGATTCTCTCGTCAACGCCCAGGCACAGGAGTCTTCTGGAGACGGACAGTCGCTGGCTGTTGGCGTTGCATGCCAAGTCGCGGTAGCCGATCTCGGCGAGAAACTTCGCCATGCGCAGCTGCCTGTCGAGATCGCCCATCTCGTAGCTGCTCATGCTTGCCCCCTGAAGCTTGAGTTCTGTCCCCTAAGCCCTTCTGAAAACCCCTGTTCAGGTACATGTACTCTGGTGGTACCCAGAAGAAGTACGGATGAGACAGGGTACCAGAAGGGGTTAGGGTACCACCCCCCTACCCCCCTCCTTACGGTGGCACCGTACAGAGAGGCCGTGGCCGAGTTTCGCATTTGCGCATGATGCCCGGATGAAGTCCGAATGCAAGGGGCACAAAAAAAGCCGGCCTGCTCAACCCGGTTGCGAAACTCGGAAAGGGAGCAGGCCGACTCGATGCCGAACTGGAGGACGGCGCGCGGAGAGTAGCTCTACAAGGGGTGCCAGTCCAGCGACTTTGCACCACCAGATGCTGATACCACGCGAACTCCCTTCGCCTTCAGGTGCTGCAGCAGTTCGCGCTGCACCTTCCCCGGCCAGAATCCGATGGCCAGGTCGGGATGGACCTGGGCGATCTCCCAGGCCACCACGTCCAGGGGCTTGGGCTCGACCCGGTGGACTGCGAAGTGGATGGTGCGAGCCTTGCGATCCCTGGCCCACTCGGTGGCGGTGGCCTGCACGACGCCGCAGTCGAAGGTGACGACCTCGACGCACTTCATGGCGTCCAGCACCTGCGGCACAAGGAACCGGCCGCGGTTGTGCTCGCTCGGAGCGCCGCGGCCAAGCCCGGTGACGAACAGCCTCACAGCGAGATGTTCGTCCGTGCCCCCGAGACCCGTTTCGTCGTGGCGTCCACTGCGGTGGCCACTGGGTAGACGCGACGGCGACGGGTGCCGCCGGAGACCCATGGCGTGTAGCTCGCCTTGACGGAGCATGCGATCCCTGGCCCAGCACCGACGATGTTGGTCAGCGCGACGACCATGCCGGCTACGAAGTCGTGCTCGACTGGGATGAGCATGTTCGGCGTCTCCGGGCTCAGCTGCACCAGCTGCTGCACAACGGCCTTGAGCGTGAGGACATCCGCCGGGAAGGCCACTTCGGCGGTGGGTTCGCCGTAGGCCCCCAGGGAATGGGTCCCGATCGCCAGGCGGTAGGTCTCCTGGGTGGTGGTGCCACCCTGAGCGATGCGGCCCGTGGAGGCGTTGAGGCAGTCGTAGACCACGAGCTGCAGCAAGGTGTTCGGGATCGCTCCGATCGGATTGGCCGCGGTCACCTGGAGCGTGTGGAGGCGGCCAGATCCGACGAACACGTCGTTGGTGTCGAAGGAGCAGCCGTTCGGGAAGATCAGGAGCGGATTGGCTCCGGTGAGCGAGATGGCCTCGAGAACGCGAGTCATGGAGTGTCCTGGTTGGAGCTGGGATCGGGGTCGAGTCGATCGTTCTCGACCTCCTCGTCGATCGTAGCATCCAGCCCCATGATCTTGTGGAGCTGGGCCAGCAACTCGCGGCGCTGCTTCTCGGGGACGGTATTCGGCTCCATGCCTTCGATGCACTTCGTCATGCGGTTCCACAGGTCGACGCGCACCCGGACGAAGCGGCTGTCGAGATCGACCTGGACCGGGTAGCTGCTGCTGACCCGTTCGGCGACGACGAACACGAACTGCTTGGGGAACGGCATCCCAGGCTTCTTCAGTCGCGCCGAGTAGATCCGCCCCGTCAGTGCCACCTCATCGCCGATGGCCACGTTCTCCCACACGTGCGCTGCCACCTCGCCTCGCGCCCGGACGGAGACGAACAGGCGTTGTCGTGGGTTGTCCTGGTTGGGGACGCAGATGCGGAACCAGACGGTCTCGAGGTGATGCGCTCCTGCGACGCGGGGCTCCCGGATCACCTTGCCGCTCAGCAGCACGAAGTTCATCCCGCGCGCGTACTCGTAGAGCGGGTTGGATCCGGTGGACCAGTCGCGCTTGCGGCGTTCACCTTCGGCACTGGGCCGATCTCGGAGGTTCTCGCTGTCCCTCCAGGTGGGAGGATGTTGCAACCCGGTAACGTGTTGGGGAGTATGCACCACCAGATGGTAGTGCCGAAGCTGGTTGGCGTGAACGAGGATGCGAGCGACCTGCTCGTGTCGGTCCGATGCGTGATCGCGGCGGCAACGGATGGCGAGATCAACTTCACGGTGCCGTCGATCGCTGATCGCACCGGCCTGACCGTGGATCAGGTCCGCCACATCCTTGCCAGCCCGAAGTACCACGAGCTGATGAACCAGGAGGTTCGCCAGCTGGTGGCACACACGCTGGTGCGCGGCGTCAACGTCCTGGATCGCATCGTGAACAGCGATGCCGCCAAGAACTCCGACAAGATCGCTGCGCACCGTGCCATCGTGCAGACATACCAAGCCCTCAACGGTCAGCAGGGTCCGCCGCCATCGGACGCTGCGAGCGACTTCGACAAGCTCATGGCGAACCTGAAGAAGACCCGCATCACGGTCGAGGAACAGAATGCAAGCGAAGGGAGAACACCTGCTGATCCGGAAGCCCAACAAGAACGACGACAAGGGATCCCCGATCCTGATGCCTGACGACTACAACCGGACGTACGCCTACGGTCGGGTGGTGTCGTTCGGCAACCTCGTCATCAACCACATCGACGTGGAGGAGGGCGAGATCGTCTGCTTCGACTCCATGGGAGCGCGAGACATCGAGTTGCACCCTCGCGACGATGCCGACCTCGTGGTGATCCACGCCACCCAGGTCTACTGCTCGCTCGTCGAGGCCCAGCTGGAGAAGCGCAAGCTGCCGATCCCAAGGTGATCCCGAAGCACGAGGAGTTGGTCGAGGAGTTCAACGACGCCGAGGTGGCGGTGTTGGACTCTGCGCGCGAACTCCTCGCTCGCGAGAAGGATCCGGTGAAGCGAGGCCGGATGGGCCGCGCGCTCCTGCGTGAACTGTGGCCAGACGAGCTGGTCTACATCGAGAAGACGCACTGGATGCGAACGAAGGACACCGACAAGAGCGTGAAGCGGCTGGTGCCGCGATACGCCCAGCGGAGGTTCTACGAGGACGTGATCGTGCGCTGTCGCGAGGAGAAGCGTCCGATCCGATCGGTCATCCTCAAGGGTCGCCAACTCGGGTTCAGTAGCTTCATCCAGTGCTGGCAGTACGAGCAGTGCGATCGCGAGAACGCGCGCACATCGCTCACGATCAGCTACGATGATCCATCCACGCAGGAGATGCTGCGCAAGGCCAAGTTCGTGCACGGGCACATGTGGTTCCCACGGGAGACCGTTCGCGATGCCGAAGGAGTTCTCGAGTTCAAGGACAGCGGGTCCGTCTTCATGGCCCGCACCGCAGGCAACTTCTCAGCCGGCCGCGGAGACACCTACCACCACATCCACTGCTCCGAGATCCCGATGTGGGCCGACGCTGGTGAGACGCTCACTTCTGCGCTCCAGTGCGTCCCGACTGCTCCCGGCACATCGGTCTTCTTCGAGTCGACCGCCAAGGGAGCAATGGGTGAGTTTTACGACGCCTGGAGAGCTGCGGAAGGTGGCCGAAGCGACTTCATTCCGTTCTTTGCTCCTTGGTTTTGGGATCCTGACTACACCCTTGGCTTCGCATCCAAGGCAGCAGAAGACCTGTTCGCTCGGTCCCTCGACACCACCGAGCGCCGGATCCAGGAGTCGCACAAGCTCAGCTACGGCCAGCTCCACTGGCGACGCTACAAGATCCGAAACGAGCTACAGGGATCCGAGGCCAAGTTTCGCCAGGAGTTCCCCTGCACTCCGTCCGAAGCGTTCCTCACCACTGGTTCGCCAGTCTTCAACGCAGATGCCGTTGCCACCCTGGAGGAGAACGCGACGCGACCTCTCTGGCGAGGAAACATCGTGATGGAGGTCTGATGCAACCGCTGCTGGTCGAAGATCGCGCTGGCAACCTCAAGGTGTGGGATCACCCGCAGGAGGGCGTCGAGTACGTCATCGGCATCGACTCGGCCGAGAACAAGCGGCGCGACAGGTCGGCGATCGAGCGGCGCACGCGGATGGTCTACAGCGACCAGCGACCCGACTACTCGGCTGCGATCGTGCTCGAGATCATCACCGGACTGCACGTCGCCACCTGGCACGGCTACTGCCCGCCGGACGAGTTCAGCACCATCTGCGCAGCACTCGGCTACTACTACAACACCGCGCTGCTGGTGCCCGAGATCAACGGCCCAGGCCTCGCGCTCGTGACGCGCCTCGCCGACACCATCCGGTACGACAACCTCTACCGGAAGGAGTTGTTCAACGTGATGGACACCGACCCGCTGGCTCCGCAGTGGGGGTTCCGCACCGATGCGCAGACGCGCCCCATCCTCATCACCAGGGTGCACGAGGTGTTGAACTCCATGACGCTGTGGACGCGCGACTCCGAGTTGGTGTCCGAGCTACGCACCATGGAGTTCGACGACAGCGGCGTCGCGCGTGCTCGCGGGAAGAACAAGGACGACCGGGTGCTGGCGCTGGCTCTGGCTCTGCAGGGTCGCCACCAAGCGGTCTACCAGACTGGCGGCCTGCACCGCGAATCGAACAAGCGCCCCGGCTCCTACGACGAGCAGGTGTGGGCCAAGGTCAAGGACAGGACGGAACATGGAAGCAGCACTACTCGCAGCTCTCACTCTTGCTGGAATCGCGGTCCTCGGAATGGTCCTACTCGTCAGCCGCGTAGCTGAGTCCGACCACCGCAAAGGGAAGCAGAACGAGATCCTGCACCGGCTGCTGGTAGCGCAGACGGACCACACCAAGGAGCTGCTGGACGCCGACTTCGTGCTGCGGACCTTGCAGCGCCACGGCATCGGCCCTTACCTTCCCCTGGCAAGTGAGCGCATGGCCAAGGACATCGAGTCCATCTGTCAGCAGTTCGGGCTGACGGAGGAACAGGCCATCGCGTGGATCACCAACCAGGTCGTCGAGAAGCAGCCAACCGATGGTCAGTAACCCGCAGACGGCAACGGCGCACAGCGATGTCCTGTCCGCGTTGGTCTACAGCCGGGGTGGCAAGCCGATTCGTCTCGACGACCTGAGCGAAGACGAAGTGATGGGGATGTTCGAGTCGGCCCGACCGCACGGTGGCCGGCGCAGGGATGGCTACTTCATGTCGCTGCAGCGGCAGTGGTGGATCAACCTGCTCTACTACCTCGGCATCCAGGAACTCGAGGTGCCGGAGATCCTCGAGAACATCGACCCGAACCTGCTGGCGCAGAAGGCGAGCTACATCGCCAACCACGTCATGCGGCTCGTGCTCTCCAACGTGGGGCGCCTCACGAGTGCGAAGGTGGACTGGTCGGTGGTGCCGAACACACCAGACCAAGCAGACCAAGAGGGTGCGCGCGTTGCCCAGCACCTGCTGGACTACCTGCACAAGTACCTGAACCTGTCGCGGAAGCGGATGGAGGCCGCGATGTGGCTCGACATCTGCGGCACGGCCTTCGTGCACTCCGACTGGGACGGCAGCAAGGGCGAGATGCGTCGGTTCTACTACGACCCGATGACGAGCCAGCCGATCTTGCAGGCTCAGCTGCAGCCTGGTCAGCAGCAGTGGCTCGACAAGCTCGGGATGTTCGAGGACAAGTCGGACGGTGACTACGACGTGGAGGTGCTCTCCCCGTTCCAGGTGATCGTCCCGCCGCGCTTCAAGGAACTGGAGCGCATGCCGTGGGTGCTGATCCGCCGCGTCATGTCCATCGACGAGGTGTGGGACCGCTGGCCGGACAAGGCTCCAGACATTGGGCCCGAGGACATCGGCATCCAGCTGACCGGCCAGTACTGGAACCGCTTGTCGACCCTGACTCGGCGTCCTGGCCTTGGCCTTGGCGTGGCGAACGAGAACGACGACGCCGTGATCGTGGACGCGATCTGGTACGCGCCGAGCAAGCGGTGCCCGGAAGGGATGACCGCCTACGCGACCAAGCGCATGCTGCTCGAGTCCGGTCCGCACAAGTACCACGCTGCCGGCCTCGACACGCGCTTCCCGCTGGTCGACCTGCACAACATTCGGATGCCGGGTCGCTTCCACTCCATGTCGACGGTGGAGCACCTGATCGGACCGCAGCAGGAGTACAACCGGGCACGCCAGCAGATCATCGCTCAGCGCGACATCCTGTCGGTGCCGCAGTGGATCGCCCCGATCGGTGCCCTGTCGAAGGGCATCGTGCGGAACGAGATCGGCGATGTGGTGGAGTTCAACCCGCGCGTTGGTCGCCCGGAGTTGGTCCAGCCGCCGAAGCTCGGCGACGCGCAGCTCGTCAGCGGCAGCCAGGCGACGAGCGACATGCAGATGATCTCCAGCTTCAGCGATGCGTCGCTGGGCAACATGCCGCAGGGAGCCCGTTCAGGGAACGCGGTGGCGATGCTCCAGGAACGCGACCAGCAGGGGATCGCGCCGACCGTCGCTGAGCTGGAGGCTTCCTTCGAGAACTGGGGCACGCAGCTGCTGAAGCTCTCGTGGAAGTTCATGAAGATCCCGAGGACCATCCAGATCTACGGGGAGAGCCGGCAGAGCGACATCCGCTACTTCAAGGGAGCCGATCTGAACGGCAACTGCCGGGTCACGGTGCGCGCCGGGTCGATGACGCCGAAGTCCAAGGCCGCGACGATCGAGTTGCTGTCGAACCTGATGCAGCTCGGCGCGATCAACCCTGCCGATCCGCGGCAGCAACGGCTGGTCCTGGAGGCAGTTGAGGTCGGTGGAGCCGAGAAGCTCTACCAGCTCGAGGACGGCAGCCGCCGTCGTGCCCGCATCGAGAACCTGATGTTCTTGAAGCCGGACCCGTCGCCGACCTTCGCGTTCCCGGACGTGAAGTGGTTCGACGACCACCAGGCGCACTACGAGGAGCACCTGGCCTTCATGCAGACGGACGCCTACGAGCTGATGGACCCGATGCTGAAGGTCATGTTCGAGGCCCACGTGAACAAGCACATCGGCTTCGTGGCGGACATGATGATGGCCCAGCAGATGGCAGCATCTGGTGGTGGTCCTGGGGGTGGCGGCGGAAGTCCTGAAGCGAAACCCCTTGGCAAGGCGAGTCCGCCGCGGCAGAATGCGGCCGAGTCGAAGTCGAACCCATGAGCGAACCCAACGCACCGGCCGAGACCAAGAAGCGCACGGCGGACTCCATCGAGAAGCTGCAGCGCCTTGTCGAGGGCATGTCGGCGGAAGACCGCGACAAGCTGCAGCGTGCCGGAGTGGTGATCCCCACGGGATCGCTGCAGTCGGTCTCGGACGACACCTTCAAGTGGGGTGTGCGCTGCACGGCCTGCAACCAGATCGCGCTCTACCTGATCGGCGACAGCTGGACGGTCGACGGCATCGAGACCGACATGCCACCGCCGGTCCCGCACCACGCGATCATGTGGACGCAGAAGTTGCCGCCCCACGAGATCAACCGCCGCGATCCGCGTTGCCAGTGCTGCGGCGCCCCGGTGCCGCTGAACAGCGACGGGAGCTTCTCGCGCGAGCGGCACCGCATCGTCCTGGTCGGCGACTTCGAGTCGAGCCGGGACGCCAGCTTCGATCGCAAGAACGTCCGCGAGACCCTGAAGCGGGTCGCCAGCGGATCCGGTTCCATCGAGGGCGTGGGCGCGTTCGATCGCGACTACGTCGCCAAGGACGAGCCGGCCAGCCAGACCCTCACCCGTCAGCGCGGCGATGGTGTCGTGCGTGACATCGAGACCGTTGCTCGCCTCACCGGCGCCGATCAGTTCGGCCGGTCGAAGTGAGCCCAACCGAGACCTGACCCATGAAGAACAAGAAGTCGTTCTCCGGCCCGAAGAGCTTCCCCGTCAAGAAGGACGGGCAGGTCAAGGGCATGAAGAACAACGGTGGACTGGGTGGCCGCACCTCCCAGCCGAACACGAAGCCCCACAAGGGCAAGACCAACCCGTGATCTGAGGGGAACGTCCCCTCAGCGGGTACGAGCACACGATGAGTACCAACCCGGAAGCAGAAGCAGACGTGTCCGCCGCGACTGGCAACCTCTCGCCCGAGGCGCGGAGGATCCTGGCGCAGGCCGGCGTCGACACCAAGCAGCAGCCAAACGGTCAGGCACGAGTCGGGGAACCCGAGGCTCCCATGGAGCTGGAGGTCGACGTGGGCGGCGGCGTGAAGCGCCGTGTCCCGCGTGCAGTCTTGGAAGAGACCTACCGTCGACAGCACGAGATCGAAGCCACGAAGCAGGCCGTACAAGCGAGCCTGGCCGAGATGGGCGATCTGCAGGCTGTGCGGGCGTTGTCGGACCGGATCTCCGGCCTCGACGCCACTCGACGCGCCAAGGTTCTCTCGCTGCTGCAGAACGAGGCCGAGAGCGACGGTGGCGAGGGTGACCTCGACGACCAGATCGTGAAGGAAGCGTTCGGCTCAGCGCGCGCTGGCAAGCAGCCCGATCTGCGTGGGCTGTCGCCGGACAGGATGGATCGACTCGAGCAAGCCGTGCAGGCCCTTGCCGCCCTGGAGAATGGGCGTCGCCGGGAGCAAGAGTTCACCACCACCGGCCAGCGTGTGGATGCCCTGATGGGTGAGTTCCCCGTGTTCAAGGGGAACGAGGCCGCCAGGATGTTCGCCAAGGACTCCATCATGTCCCAGGTGGCGAGTGCCCCGAAAGGCACGCCCATCGAGGAAGTGGTGCGACTCGCAGCAGCCAAGCTACAGGAGCTGGAACAACGCGCGCAGGCGCAGACGTTCCAAGACCTCGGAGTGCCTCACTCCATGCTCCGTCCCAAGATCCCGGACGGGGTGCTGACTGCGAAGGGGCTGAAGGCAGGTAGCGTTCGCCAAGCGGCGATGGACTACTTCAACCGACAGCCTCGCTGACTGCGAGGTAGACAACAATGGTAGTTTCCGGTGTCGCTGGTGCCCTCCGCGGCAACAGCCTTGTCACGGGCGCAACTGGCGCCGTCGCGTTCTCTCAGATCCTGAAGGAGTTCTACCGGCCAGCGGTGGTCGACCAGCTGAACTCCAAGACCGTGCTGGCCCGCATGCTCGGACGCAAGTCCGAAGGCGTCGAGGGCAAGTACATGGTGATCGACCTCAACGTCGGTCGCAACTTCGGCTTCGGCTACGCCGCCGAGAACGGTCGTCTCCCCGACCCGCAGGCCCAGCAGTTCCAGCAGGCCCGCTACGACATGCGCTACTCCTACGGGCGCATCAAGTTCAGCGGTCCGAGCGCGAGTGCATCGCGCGGTGACCGTGGCTCCTTCATCCGCATGATGGACGCCGAGGTGCAGGGCCTGGCCCGCGACATCCAGCACAACGACAACCGCATCATGTTCGGCAACGGCTCTGGCCGTCTCTGCCAGCTGGTGTCGGGCGCGGGTGCCGGTCCGTGGACCGTCAGCAACCCTGGTGGCATCGTCTCGACCGCGCTCGGCACCCAGTACCTGGATGTCAACATGCGCGTGGCGACGGTCGCGGCGGACACGGCGGCCGTGCCGCTGATGACCCAGCCGGGTGCCCTGTTCACGGGTGGCATGCGCTCGGCGTTCATCGCCAGCGTGGACCGCACGTCGGGCACGGTGACGTTCAAGAACTCGGCGGGTGCCGCCACGTCGCTGTCCGCCTTGTCGGGGGCCCAGTACCTCTACATCGCGAACGACGAGTCGACCGACCTCCCCGGCACGTCGTGGGGTCGCGGTCTCGAGTCGCAGGGTCTGGCCGCGCTGATCGACGACGCGGACCCGATCTTCCAGGACGGCACCAGCTACGCGGCTGGCCTCGGCAGCATCCCGGTCGCGAACTTCCCGATCTGGAAGGCGCCGGTCATCGACAACACGGGCACCGCGATCCCGTTCAACCCGGACATGCTGCAGCAGGCGATGGACTTGGTCGACCAAGTGAGCGACGGCTCGGTGGACCTGTGGGTGACCACCCACGGCATCCGGCGCCAGTACCTGAACTCCCTCGTGGGCGCCAAGCGGTTCCCGAACACGATGGAGCTGGATGGCGGCTTCAAGGCGCTGACCTACGACGGCCGGCCGATGGTCGTCGACAAGGACTGCACGAGGGGCCGCATCTACGGCCTGTCACTCGAGTCGATCTTCCTGATCTACGAGACGGACTACGACTGGCTCGACCAGGACGGTTCGGTGCTGCACCGCATCCCGGACCAGGACGCCTTCCAGGCCACGATGTACCGCTACTGGAACATGGCCACGGACGCGCGCAACCGCAGCGTGCTGATCGAAGACATCATCGACAGCTGACCGAAGACCGGCGCCTCAGCGGTTCCTGGGGCTTGCTCGTGGTTGGCCCGGCCACGGCGCAAGGAGATGGGCACGAGACTCACATGCGCTACCAGGTCACGCCCGGCTCACTCGGCCAGGGCATCGGGGTTCGCGAGAACCAGTTGCACGTCGCCACGGGGCTCCGCACGGCACAGATCCACGCGGTGGTTCCGAGCTTCATCCGCGCCTTCGGCAGCGGCAACATCACGCAGTTCGAGGGGATCATGCCCTTCGAGACCCCGCAGCCGGACTGGTCGCTGCTGTCTGGCGCTCCGACGCCGGACTGGGTGTCGATGCGTGTCGCCGGTGGCGTGTGGAACCCGGTGCTGCCGGTGCCGATGACTCCGACGGTGACCTTCCTGGTCTTCCCGATCGGGTCGCCGTTCCCGCAGACCGTGCAGGTGAAGATCCTGATGCGTGGCACCGACCAGTTCGGCAACACGATCGAGGAGGAGTCTCCCTGGATCGCCAAGGTGATGACGACCACGTCGGCCTGGTTCATGGTGCACATGAGCAAGGTCTTCGCGACCGTCGACCAGATGTACCTGAAGGGCATCAACATCGCCCCCACCAGCTCCCTGACGAACTACGTCTCGGTTGGCTGGTGCGGTTGCATCGACCCGCTCATGGCGGAAGCCAGCGCGAGCAGCACGCTGGTGGCGGCAGACTTCCTCGGCTACTACGCGCCGACGATCATGGCTCTGCTGTGGAACGCTGGCGGCATCGCGACCACCAACTTCGACCTGGTGGGAACGGAGGCGAACTGGGGCATCGGCGCACCGGTGCAGATGGAGCCCTACGGTCCGCCCAACCCGTTCCCGTCGCCGGACATCCTGGGTGCGACCGCGGTGCTGCTGAACGAGCGCACCACGCCAACGTCGCTGAACACCACTGCCAGTCTCCCGGCGCGTGGTCAGGCGGCGGTTTCCGGTGCCCCTCCGACGACTGGCGTCGCGATCGGTCGCAGTGCTCCAGGCTGGAACGGAACCCCGCACAAGCTGGGGTTCTTCTCCACCGACGACTGGGTGACCAAGATCTCCGGCATCAACCTGGGTGGCTCGAGCACCCGTGCTGGCGGTGTCCCGGTCGGCTACGTCCAGCTCGGTGAGAACAACCTGCTGATCTCGGCGATGCTGCGGACGACGATCGGCACGCAGCGCGGCAGCAACGCGACCTCTTCCTACCCGCAGGGCTGATCCATGGTCAATCTCGCACGACTCCCAGGGATCATGGAGCCGGAGGTCGCCTGGGGATCCGGTCTGCGGACGAAGAACATCCGCCTCCACTGCCGCAGCGTGCAGACGCACAACGTCAACGCACGCCCCATCGGCGGGACTGCCAGTGTGTCGGTGACCGCTTGGACGGCGCTGGCGATGAACAACAAGTCGATGGCGACGCTGGGCACGCTGGTGGCACAGATCGCTCAGGGCACTCCGGTGGCTGGCACCGTGGCTCTTCGCGTGAAGGGCTACAACCAGTTCCACGAGTACGTCGAGGAGGTGACCCCGGTCGTCACGCTCGCGGCGAAGACGAACAACTTCGTCTACCTGGCCTCGACCTTCGCCTACGTGGTGTCGGTGGAGTTCATGTCGACGGGGCTCGACATCGCCAGCGACACCATCTCGCTCGGCACACGGTGGGACTGGACGCGAACGATCGACGGCACGAACGAGCATCTGTTCGGCCGGAACCTCGGCATCGCCCTGCCGCTACGCGTCTCCAGCTACCAGGATCAGCTGCCGACCACCGGTGCATTCCAGCGCACCAAGGAGGCTGGCCGAACGCTGTCGGTTGGCGATCTCGACTTGGCGAAGCTGCCTGAGAGGATGCAGGCTCCGGCTCGCCACGGCTTCGCTCGACTCGAGGCGACTGGTGTTCCGACCAACGGTCAGACCGTGACGATCGACACCAAGGTCTACACCTGGAAGACGACGCTCACCGCGGCGGATGGCGACGTGCTGATCGGTTCGGATGCGCAGGCATGCCTGCTGAACCTCAGCTTGGCGATGCTCGCTCAGTCCGGTGCGGGGGTGAGCTACGGCGCCAACACCACGGCTCACACCACGGTGACTCCTGTCGGGTCCGGTCTCGTCGGAGCGAACCAGAACCTGTTCGTGGCGGCGAAGATCACTGGTGCTCGCGGGAACATCATCGCGGTGGCCGAGGCGTCGACGAACATGGCGTGGCTCACCTCGGCAGGAGCGGTCACCACGTTCCTCCGCGACGGCTTCGACTTCCCGAACGAGGTCGCCAGCCTCGTGGTGTGCGACCTGACGGGCCATGCTGCTGCCGGCGCCGTGATGATCGTGCCGGCGACCGACTTCACCTGCGGATGGAACTGGCCAGGCTGGCAGGGTGAGCGCGCGAAGTTGCACATCCTGCAGCAGACCTCGGTCGCAGCCTGGGCTGTCGCCGACAACATCATGGTCAGCATGGACGTGCTGAGCGCAGAGGTCCGGTAGCTGTGGGTGTCGCGGCCGGGTTCATCGGCAACAGCAACTGCTACGGCATCGCTGACTGGGCGAAGAACCCGAGCCCGATCGACCCATCGGACCTGCTGGACCTGCTGTTCTTCAACGTCGACTTCTACGACGTGGTGGACGATGCCGGCACCTTCCGGCCGATGGTGTTCAGGCCGTCAGCGGTCGACCCTGTGCTGTCGGCCTACGACTACCAGCCGAACCTCGGTGCCCCGGCTCTGAATCCGGTCAGTGGCGTCTTCGGTCCCGAGATCTACTCCGGGATCATCTTGCGTGAGCATCTCGGCACGCAGGTGCCGATCGTGAAGCTGGCGAACGGCGGCCAGTACCTGAAGGCCAACGCCCTTGGCACCGCGCGTCCCGCTGGAAGTTGGTTCTGGCCGATCTGCCACAACAGCTTCGACGTGACGGTGGCGCACAGCACGACGCCCTACACGGCGACCGTCGTGGACTCTGGCACGGCGTCGTCGATCGCCACCACGGTTTCCCCGTTCTCGCTGCTGACGGACGGCACCAAGAGCTGGGTTCCGAACAGCCTGGTGGACCACTATGTGGTGAGAGGTGGGAGCTTCGGCCGCATCGTCGCGAACACGGCGACCACGGCGCTGGTCGAGTTCTACGTGCCGAACATGTACGGCTCGCCTCCTGCTGCCGGCGCCTACACCATCGAGGTGCGCGCGGCGATCCAGGCGTCCATGGGCAAGGCCTTCATCGACGGCTACTGCGTTGGCGCTCTCGCCGCCGACCCCACGTTCGACCTGCAGCTGGTATGCATCGTCCTCGGAGAGACGGAAGCTCTGACCCTGGATCGCGCCAACGCCTCCAAGGACGCGATGCTCGAGCTGATCTGGTACATCCGCAACCAGGCCGTCGCCAACGGAGTCACCTCGCTCGAGGCGCACCAGGTCGGCATCGTCCTGGCTCTGGTGAGGGAGAACGAGTCGCTGTGGCCGTTCGCCTCCACGGTGAACGATGGCTTCCGAGAGATCGCAGAGTCCGACCCACACGTCAGGGTGGTGCAGACCAAAGACCTTCCAGTTGGCGGGTTCGAGATCCCTGGCATCCAGGATGACGTGCACTACAACGCGATCGGGCAGGCCGAGTTTGGTGCCAGGGTCGGGATGGCGTTCCTCGACCTGCTGTCGGTGTCGTCGACTGCACCTCGGGCGTCGACGCACTACCAGGGTCGGCACGTCACGGTGCGTCCGATCTGGGGTCCACCAGCGAGCAGCATCAGCAGGTGGGTGGCGACCGGCACACAGTTGTCATCCTTCGGGTCCGCCGTGGACATGCCTGCAGCCTATGCGAGTCGCGATGGCGAGCAGGGTGCGTCGGAGCTGGTTGTCGACGACTCTGGCCTCAACATCGGCGCGGGGTTCTCCGGAACCAGATGGGGGTACGGCCTGCGAGGTCGCGGAGTCGCCATGGAGCGAGCCGAATCGCTGCAGATCCAAGTCGCAAGAAGTCGCGTCCCATCCGGTGGCTCTATCGCGTCGGCCAATGCCAGTGGCCATGTGTGGCCAGCCGGAAGGGCGTCGTCTGGGTTCGCGGAGCAGGAGCAGTCGGTGGTGAGCGGGTCGGACACGCACGTCATCCGCCACGCGGCGAACTGCGCCGACAAGGTCACCAGGTGGGAGACGGCCATCGGTGCATCCCCATCCGTCGAGTGGATGCGTCGCGGCTACAACGGCGCAATGGGCATCAGCGGCATGCTGCAGATCGACGAGATCGTCGGCACGCAATCGACCCAGTGGATGCGCCACCGACTCTCTCACGGCGACAGCAGCAGGGCGCAGACGCAGGGCCGTGGCTGGAGCAAGATGCCGCCAACGCTGCCCGGTGAGGGTGTGGCGCTCGAATACGGATGCGACGAGCTGTCGCCATACCCGTGGGCCCCATCCGTTCCGCTGCCTGCGCTTTCGTCGGACCAGGTGAAGCTGATCCACGACCATGGCGGCCTGGCAGCCAACGGCGACGCGGTGCTGTGGCCTGGTGTCCTACTTGGTGCCCAGGTAGACACCAACTGGTACGCCATCCCTGGCTGCTTCCGTGTGGTGCACAGCCTCATCGCCGACTTCGTCATCGGCAACGCACTCGACACCCTGTCCTTCCAGCAGAGGGTGTTCGTCGACCAGTCGAAGTTCGACCACCAGTTCACCTACGACCCAGCCACATCGACGAAGGCGTCCCTGACGACGGTCGGCAACTACACGCGGACCTTCCGCGTGGCCGACTACGATGAGATCGACCCGAGCTACGCGCTGATCTCGACTGCCGCTGGACCGTTCTCGAAGGGGTCCGGCGTGGTCGGCTTCGAGAAGGTGGGTGGACTGGTGGTCGGCCTCTACATGCGGATGCGCAGGGGATCGCAGGCCGACATCGACGAAGCGTTCAGCTTGACCGCCAGCGGGAACACTGTGGTCGCGAACGACCCCAACTACGCCTCGTACGACCAGCTGTCCTACGCCTACCTGATGCAGGTTGCCACAGCAGCAGGTGTGGTGATCCAGCCCAATACCACCACGCGGTGGGCAATCTTCATCCTGGTGGGTAGCCTTGCGACGGTCCAGGCTGCTGCAGATGCACTGCACGCGATGGACGTGGATGCGTCATGGGTCGACTGAACAGCAAGCGTTCCTACTCCCGGAAGGCCGGCGGCCAGGTGCCGCAGCACGTGCGCAGGATGCTGGCTCGCCTGCACCCGACCGTCGAGATCCTGTGGGAGAACACCGCCATGCGGTGGGCCATCGTGCAGACGGTCGGCGGCATCTCGCAGCTGGTGCGGTTCCTCGGTGAGCAGGAGTCGCCGACGTTGGCGAACACGGTCTACTACCTGACCTCCATCCACCCGAGCCGGTTCCTCTCCAAGGCGGCGCAGGACAGGTTCCTGGCCAGCATGGACGAGAGCGAGCAGGCGCGTGATGCAGCGCGCCGTTCGCAGGATGCGGTGCATGCCGGCAGCTCCGACCTCTACGACCAGATGCGAGGCCGCCGAGTTCTGACGCTGAAGCGGTAGGATCCGCGCATGTTCGCGCTGACCACCGACGACGTTCTCCTCCGCGTCAGGGAGCGGATCCACGACCGGAACTCCCGCACCTTCGACGACGCCGAGGTGCTCCGTGCAGCGGACGACAGCCTGCGCAGGATCTTCGACAGCTTGCGGATCCACAGCGAGGACCATGGCCTCGACATGCTGGAGGAGACGGTCTCGTCGGGGCTGACGCTGCTGGAGAACGGCGTCTACCAGTACCAGCTACCCGAGTGGGTCGCCGACATCCAGTTGCTGGAAGCCATCGGCAGCGGCGGCCTCCCGGTCCAGATCCCAAGGGCATCGCTCGAGGAGAAGGATCTGTCTCGCGGCACGTTCCGGTCAGCAGGTGTGCTGTGGAACTGGGGGCCACCTGGGACCATCCAGATCCGTGGCGACATGCAGTCGTTCATCAAGCTGCGGGTGTGGTTCATCCGGGCGATCCCGCCGATGTGCTACATGCAGGGCAGCGGTGCCGCTTCGACCACGACGCTGACCACGACTTCGGCAAGCACCGGGATCCTGAAGCGCGACCGGGCCTACGAGAGCCAGCAGTTCCAGGTGATGGCAGGAGCCACAGGTGACCTGAACAAGGTGGTTCGCTGCAGCACGTTCACGATGGCTGCTGGTGTGGCGACCATCACGTTCTCCCCGGCGCTCTCCACGGCCACAGGAACCACGACGCGCCTGTCGATGCTGGTGCCGCTGGATCCGCAGCACAGCGAGTACCTGTGCGACCTCACGGCGATGACGTTGATGCGCCGCCAGGGATCGGAGGAGGAGGTGAAGATGCTGGCTGGTGCACTCAGCGAGTCCATGGCGACGTTCGAGGCAGCGATCTCGCGCCGGTCGAGCGGTGAGCCACCCAGGTTCGGCAGCAGCCGGAGGGTCCGATGAAGCGCCAGGCCAAGCCCATGCTCGGTGGGCTCAACACGAAGCTGCCGCCGACGATGCTGGATCCGCAGTTCTCGCCGGACCTCTACAACGTGGTCGTGCGAGACGGTGTGGTACGGAAGCGTGGAGGTCTGATCCCGCTCTTCCGCGACCGCATGCTCGGCGACAGCCTGGAGAACGTCAGCTACAAGGCGCAGGCCGCGCTGGCGGACTCAGGTGCCGGAGCTTCGACGGACGGCGACTTCGTGATCTCGACCGGCTGCATGCTGGCTGGTCACCGCGACATCTACAACCAGGGCGACGGTGAGGTGGACATCGCGCTGTGGTTCACGCCAACGCGGATGATCTCGCAGCAGGGAGGCAATGCGCTCGGAACAGCCGGCGCGTTCAACCCAGCACCCTACGTGGTGCAGGTGCTGCCGATCATCAGCAAGGGGCCTGTGCGCAAGAGCCAGTCCTACCTTGCCTCGTGGATCGCGAATCCAGCCCAGCAGTGGGGGGCAGCATCCGACGCAGGAATGCAGTTCTGTGTCTACCTGTTCAACTCAGGCACGGGAACGGTTCCGGTGTGGAGCCTTCGGTTGTCGTCGCACGTCAAGATCGCCGGGTCGTGGACGCTGCAGACGGTGGTGAGCACCATGCCCATCTCCGAGGGCTACCGCTACCACATCCTCGCTCAGGTCTCGACGACTCGGGTTGCCTTGCGCGTGGCACGCATGCATGGCGAGGTGTCGTCTCCATACGTAGAGGACGAGACCATCTTCGCGGCCGGAACGATCGGCAGGAGCAAGTGCCCGGTCCAGGTGTTCGACTGCCCGCAGCAGTTCGTGCAGACCACTGCTGTCGGTTCTGCCACGCAGCGACCTGGGCTCGGCATCACGTCGGGAGCATCAGGCGGCTACTGGTTCTCCACGCTGAGGCCAGACGGCTTCGTCGACCAGATCGCAGTGTGGACTGCCAACCCCACGTTGCCGACCTTGGAGTCCCTTGAGCGGGTTGTGCGCGTTGATGCCGTTGGCCAGGTCGGGCTCGCCAACCTGTGGTCGATGGGAGGTGACTCGCTGGACTACGTTCGCGAGGACACCGGGCGCGGGAACCACCTCTACCTGTGCCCTCGTGGACCGATCTCGGTGCCGGACGATGGCGGCAAGGAAGGTGGCTCATGGTTCCTGAACGGCACCACGAGCTACATCCTGCTGAACACGGAGACACCCAACTGGCGCTTCTACGACGCCACGGCACAGAAGCCGGCGACCATGTACTCGCTCGTGCGGGACAACATGGCGCATGGCATCCATGTCGAGGTGTGGCCCGAGTCGATCGAGACCGTCAACGGCCAGGTGCTCGCCGAGATCCATGGCGTTCTGCGGCTTGAGATCAAGCCCGATGGCGCGATCCAGGGCTACTGTCGAGCTGGGTCAGTGTCCGCCACGGCGACCACGGCGACAGAGATGGGGATGGTCTACCAGGGCCCCGTCACGAGCATCACCACGGTGGAACCTGGCCGTCGGTATGCGATCGCCCTTCTACGACTGGATGGAGGCGCGACGCTGCAGCTGTTCATCGACGGCAAGATGGAAGCTTCGATTGCTGTCGTCGAGAGCAACTACGCGACCACCCCCGTCACCGGCAACAGCCATCCACCTGGTGGCGTCACGATCGGAGCTGGATCGTTCGAGCGGCTGCTGCGCGGTGCAACGCCAACGGATCCCGACATGGCGGGCTCGACACAGATCAACACGGACTGCAGCACAGGCTTCGTCGGCCGCGTCGAGACGTTCAGGATCATCACGACCGACACCGCCGTCGAGTTGGTGAAGCGCAACGGCCCGGAGAGCTTCGACGACTGGCGGTTCAGTGAGTCAAGGGTGTGGGCGAACCCTGTTGGCGGTAACCGATCGCTCCTGTTCCCGGACGACGAGAACGACACGGTGCGCAGCGTTGGCCGCGGAGCCATCCCACGCCTTGCCACGCAGGAAGAAGACGGATTCCCGGTGTCATCGACAGTGTCGAGCAACGGCGGCGCGTCCGGCTACGCGCTGTCGCAGAACACCATGCTCACGTCGATCGCCAACGATCAGTACGGCCACGAGCAGTTGTCGGCGGTGGGAGCGAGGATCTACCACACGCTCTGCTACTACCGCTTCAACATCGAGGACAAGGAACTCGAGTACGGTGGCGCCTACATCCTCGGCTTCGAGAAGAGGTACTTGTCGTCAGCGGTCGTGACGGATCCGACCTTCGACTCGAACCCCATCAAGCACACGCACCTCCAGGAGAGCCAGGTCGTCGACCAGTTGGGCCTGCTCAGCTCGTGCTGGCGGTGCTGCTCGGAGACCGACATCATGTCGGAGCTGGCTGCGAACCTCGCGAGTGGTGTGGCGTCCCAGGGCAATTCGCATCGGCAGCGTCCGTACGCGGTGCGCTCTCCGAAGGAGCTTGGGTTCCAGTGGCGTCCCGGACTGATCGCATCGCCATCCGGGAAGACTCCGGTGACGCTGCTTGCGGACTACGACGTGCAGATCGAGAGCCGGCGTCTGACGGTGACGGCATGCGGGCGCCAGATCTACTGGGCAAAGCCTGCGTGGGACCGTGGCAACCTGTTCTTCGCCGGTGGAGATCGCAGCTACTGCGTGAGTCAGACCAACCCACTGAACGATCTGAACATCGTCACTTCGCCATCGAACACGATCGTCGTGTCCATGTGGGTGAAACCGATTCGGCTGGATGGCACCAGGGTGCTTGCATCGAAGCGTCTCTGCGATGCGATCGCCGTCACCACCGGGATCGACACGCTGTTCAACTGGATGATCTACGTCGACAACGGCGCGATCGTCGTGTGCGGCGTCGAGGATGGGAACCTGTTCAGCTGGCGGTTCGTGGAGGGGAACATCCCTGCTGGCGCTGCAGACGTGTCGCAGTCGCAGAGCCTGAAGAACGGAGTGTGGAACAACATCAACGTCACGATGGTGGGCGGGACTGGCGTCACCGTGCGCGTGAACGGGGAGATGGTGCAGATGTCGGACTGCTCGACTCTCACCGGGGCGAAGCAGTCCAACCCCATGGGCACGGGCGCTTCTCCATCGGTTGGAACGCTCTACCTGGGCGGGTTCCCCGAGGGCTTCACCAAGACGGTTCTCCCCAACTCGACCGGGACCGACTACCCGCTCTCCCTCGAGTCATGGTACGGACAGATCGCAGACTTCCAGGTGCGCACCTCGGTCGACACCAATCGCTGGGATGGCGACGACGGGTTCCCCTACCCAATGGGCGAACTGGACCCAGGCGCCGTCTACGCGCTGCCGCTGGACGAGGGATCTGGCTGGTTGCTCAACAACACGGTGGACATCGGCTTTGGTGCCGACATCAACATCCAGGAGTTCTTCGCGATCGCTGGCGGGATCCGACAGGAGTCCGGCCGCTACTACAAGTCGGTGGCATTCCGAGATCGCCTCATCGTCACCAACGGCGCCGACAAGCCGCAGTCGATCCAGTTCCTTGGCTTCGACAAGAGTGAGGCGTTCAGGGTCCGCCAGGTCGGTGTCGATGCCCCGGTGGGTAACGAGGTGATCCTGCAGCAGGGGACCACTCCGGGAGCGGCGATCAACGACGGCCTGTACGTGATCCAAGTCGCCTTCGTCACGGAAGACGGTCTCGAGAGCGAGCCCGTGGAGTTGTCGCAGTTCCAGCTCAGTGGCGGACCTGTCGGCACTCTCGACTTCGCGATCATCAACCTCCCGAGGAGCCCTGATCCGCAGGTGGTGGCGCGGCGCATCTACGTGTCAGCGAACGGTGGTGGCGCACCGATCTTCAACCGCGACCTGAACGACAACGACAGCTACCAGGTGGACTTCTCCGCTTCCTCCGCGACGGTTGGCGAGGGAACGACTCCTGGTGAGCAGCTGCCAGCGCCGCGCGGACGCCACATCGCCATCGCTGGGACCAGCTTGGTTCTCGCCGATCTCCCAGACATCCCGGCTGGCCAGAACGCATTCGCCTTCAGTGGCACGGCAGAGATCAGCCAGTTCACACTCCAGGGTCTCACCGTCGTCATCGACAGCGAGGACGGCAAGCCCATCGTCGGCATCGGACACAACCTGGGCCAGGTCTTCATGGCCAAGCGGAACTCCATCCACATGCTGTCGGTCGGGGCGATCGTCACTGCGTTCCAGGTCGACGCTGCCGTGCGGCTCGTGCAGGCGAGCGACGGGATCGGCGGGGCCATCGCGAGCGCGAGCAACCTGCTCTACGGCGCCGGTGACCGGGGAGTGTTCGTGTTCGACAACACGCAGCTCAGCTACTTGTCGGACTCGGTCGAGCCGACGTGGCGCAACACCGTGGACCGTGGAGACCTCAAGGACGGCAACGGCCTCTACCTGATGCACGGCGCATTCCTGCGCCCGTTCACGCAGTACTGGCTGTCGGTCCGTCGTCGCGGCCAGACGGTCAAGGACACGCTGCTCTCGCTCGACTTGGCCACTGGATCGTGGTCGGTGCACAGCGTGCCGGACCATGTGGTGATGACGATTCTGGAGACGGTGACGAGCAACCCCGTGTTGGCCTTCGGCACCACGAGTGGCTCCATCCTCTACCAGTCCGACGACTACATCAGCGACGGCGTGGATAGCTCTCCGAACGCTGCTGGTGCGGTGACGATCCAGGGCGCCGCGGGTCTGTCCGGGTCCGACACGGACCTGACGATGGCGGGCGCCAACTTCTCGACCACGCTGGCCGGGATGCGCGGAGCTGTGGTGACCATCACCTACAACGGCGGCCTGGTCACCACGCGCACGATCATCGACAACGACACCGACACCATCCGGTGGGAGGATGCGATTCCGGGCTGGGTGTCGTACGACAGCTTCGTGGTGGGCGCCTACGCGGGATACTGGACGAGCCCATGGATGTCGGTCGGCTACATCGGCCAGCCACAGAAGATGGCTCGCTTGGCTGTCGAGGCGATCCCACAGCCAGGTGACCTGACCGTCGACATCTCGGCGATCCTGCGGGCGGATGCGGCGCAACGGGATTGGCCTACCGACCCCGATCGCATCGAGACCTTCACGATCCCGATGGACAAGGGCTACACCGATCGGCAGATCGTGCCAAGGGAGCAGGCCGAGGGTCAGTACCACCGGGTGCGGTTTGGCACCTACGGTGTGGACGACCCGTTCGCCCTGGTCGGCTACACACCAGAGATCAACCCCAGCTCCTCGCGCGACATGCCTGGAAGGACCAGCTGATGGACGAGTGCCCACTGTTGCAGCTGCAGCCGATCCTCGCATCGTCGGATGCGCGGACGCTCCAGTTCAACTTCCAGCAGATCTCCGACTGGTCGAAGCGGATGTGTGACTACCTCGACCAGCTCGTGATCGACCTTGGTGGTCCGTGAGGCTGCAACTTCGCAGGGGGCCGAGCGATCTGTGGGCAGCGACCAACCCGGTCCTGCTCGAGGGCGAGATGGGCTTGGACACCACTCTGTGGCAGTTCAAGATCGGCGACGGCGTGCTGCGGTGGTCGGACCTGTCGTTCGCGGCTGGTGGTGGATCCGTTGGCCCCGCCGGTCCAGCAGGGCCCGCCGGACCGACCGGACCGACGGGTGCCACTGGAGCGACTGGGTCTACCGGCCCTGCTGGATCAACCGGACCCCCTGGTCCAGATGGACCAACCGGACCGACTGGGGCAACAGGAGCTACCGGACCGACTGGACCGACTGGCCCCGCAGGGACTGACCCGTGGACCGTTGTGAGCTTGGCGTCCGACTTCACCGTGTCGACTACGGCGGTGGCGGCTGTGACAGGGCTTCTGTTCACGCCTGCCGCGAACAAGGCCTACGAGTTCCAGGTGATGCTGCTCGTGCAGTCGGCGGCTACAGCAACGGGTGCCAGGCCAGCGCTCGCGTCGCCGACGGGGCTCGTGGATGGCGCCTACAGAATCAACGTCCCCATCTCGAACACCGCCGACGTGCTGCGGTACGAGTCGATGACAGCCGGCAGCCCATCCTTCGCTGCTGGAACGGCGATGCCACGTACTAGCACCAGCTACTTGGTGGAGATGGCGGGAATGGTCATCACCGGCGGATCGCCGTCAGGTTCGATCCAGGTGCAGATGGGATCGGAGATCGCGGCCTCCGTCATCACGGTCAAGAAGGGTTCGATCATCCGCTACCGGGAACTTCCGTGGACTCCTTGAGGTAGGATCCGGCCATGGCATACGGCACTCCAGCCAAGTTCGATCGTCCAGCGCCTGTGGATCAGAATACGCCAACCACCGCGGCGAACAAAGTCGATGCGCTGCGCCGTGAGGCTGGGTATCGAGAGCCGGTCGGCGAGGCTCTTGGTTTCTACGGCAAGCGGAAGAAGGGGAAACGCGACTACCTGACCAACGACCTCACCGGCGGCTACGAGTCGGTGCTGCAGCAGTTCGAGCAGGGCGGATCGAGTGCCGACGCGGTTCAGTCGCTGCTGACCAACTTCAAGGGCACCCGCGAGGAGCTGGCAGACTTCATGGAGGTTGTCGGCCCGATGATGGGCGGCCTCGAATCGCGTCGCCTCGAACAGAGTCCTGGCCTCGACTACATGTCGAACGAAGCCAACTGGGACATGGGCGCGATGGGCTCCTACGGTGCATCGGCCGGCGCGATGGGGCAGGGCGCGCGGCAGTCGATCCAGCAGTCGCGCCAGGGCATGGCTGCGCAGGGTCTCGGCCGCGGCACTGGCCAGAACGCGATCACGGCGATGCTGCAGCAGCAGAACAGCGCCAACCAGTCTGGTCTGCAGTCGCAGCTCCAGCAGCAGGCGGCGCGCAACAAGATGTCGTCGGCCAACTCGCTGTTCGATGCGCACCGTACCATCGCGCAGCTCGCACTCGGCCAGCAGATCACCCCACGCATCACCTCCCCGCAGGGTAGCGACAGCGGCATCGGCGGCGTCGCTGGTGGCGCAGCGTCCGGCGCTGGCCTCGGCGCGTCGATCGGTGGGCCTTGGGGCGCTCTGATCGGTGCCGGTGTTGGTGCCGGTTACGGCGCGTACCAGAACAAGCAGAACAAGTGAACCAGCTCCCCTTCAGCCCTCGACTGCTCGCCGACGCGGCCTGCCACATCTGCAAGCCGCACCAGCAGCAGCACGCGCTGGAGGAGTTCGGCGGCTACCATCGCGGCGGGCCACGCATCGCCAGCCACACGCCCTACGTGCTGACGGACAAGAAGCAGCTGTGGGGCATGCTCTACCCGAAGCACGAGTACGACACCCATGAGCTACGAAGAAGCGCGCAGGGACCGCAAGCGGAAGCGCAGGAACGAGAACCTGAGTCTGATCCTGGGCCTGGTCAGCGGCCTGGGTAACAGCCTCATGGCGCAGAAGCAGCGCGGCGACGATCGCGCCTACTCCGAGCAGCGTGACGCCCTGAAGTGGGATCGTGAGCGGAAGGCTGCGGAGGAAGACAGGGCGGCTCGTGCGCAGGAGTCCGAGTTGAATCGGCAGAACCAGATGAACATTGCCGATCGGTACGCTCGTGCGCGTGAGAACAGCGGAAGGTCCGACTCCAAGTGGGAAGAGGAGGGCTACGGTGCCATGTCGCAGTACGGCGACGACCCGAAGTCGGCCATGACCGCGATCGACGAGTTGTTGCAGAAGGAGACCGACAGCTTTTCGCCTGGATACGAGAAGCTGATGAAGGACCGCCAGGCGATCATGCCGATCTACGGGCGCAGCATCCGCACCGGCACTCGCGCCGAGGCCCAGCCGACCGGCAACATGAACCCCGCCTCGACGAGTGCTGGGCCGAACGTCCAGGCGGCACAGGGGCAGCGACAGTACGGCAACCTGGTTCAGTCGCTGCGCGGAGCCTACGCCAACAACGACCCGATGGCGTGGGAGCAGATCCGCCAGATCTACCCGCAGCTCGGCGTCCCTCCCATGTCGATCGCGAACCCGCAGATGTTCGGCCCCGGAGCGATGCAGCAGCAGTAGACTCCGCGCCACCATGATGCAGGAACCCGCGGGCCTGAACCCTCAAGGGCAGGCGCCAAAGATCCTTCCGGGCCAGGAAGCTCTGCTGGCCGAGGCGCTGCAGCCACTGCAGGATCCCCAGGGACCGCAGGGGCCTCCACCGCCGCTCGTGCTGGGCGGCCAGCCGCGCATGCCGTCGATGGACCTCCCGCCGATGGGCGAGGACTCCCCGCCGATCATGGGGATGCTGGACCAGACGATGGCGCCGCCACCTGGGCTGCCACCGATGACGGTCCCGGATCAGTTGCCGAGCGATCCGGCCGCCGCGTCGCAGCTGCTCGAGGCCATCCCGATCTACCTGAAGAACGAGCTGCAGCGACGCGACTACCAGCAGCAGCTCGACGTGGCCAAGCAGGTCAACGAGGGGCCACACAAGGCAGAGGGCATCCAGGCCCGGATGATGCTCGAGCCGGACGACCCTGGCATCGACCAGGAGATCGAGGACTCGGCGCCCTACCTGCCGAAGAGCACCACGCAGAAGCTCAAGTCGAGCCGGTCCCGCGGCAAGGTTCTGAAGGGCGTGATGGAGTCCTTCGACAAGGAGTTGGAGACCAAGCTGCGGTCCACCTTCTCCGAGAGCGTGGTGCGCAAGGGCGAGGAGAATCGCCAGGCTGACCTGCGAGGCAAGATCGCCGATCTGGACCAGAAGATCGGCAAGATCATGGGGCCCAACAGCTCCGCTCTTGGCACCGGCAAGGTCGGCATGGAGGTCGCCTTCGAGCATCCGGAGCTGGTGCCGATGATGCAGGAGAAGTCGCGCCTCGAGGGAGAGATGTCCTCGCTGACGAGCGGCCGGCTCGAGATGAGCGACCTGAAGCGTGGCGTCACCGGGATGTTCGCCGGCGAGGGCTCCGTCGAGGAGTCGATGCTCGGCACCGCCAAGAGGCTCATCTCGCAGCGCGTCGAGCAGGTCAGCGGCATGTCGGCGCCGAAGATCGTTGGCGAACTCGCTGCCGGCCGCATGCCGAGCGTCGGCAAGACCATGGATCTCCCCGAAGGGGTGACCCCGGACATGTACCGCTCGGCCCTCGCCGAGCAGGCTGCCAGGACCATCGGCAGGATCAAGGGCGTCACGACGGGCAAGGACGTGACATCCGCCGCGGTCGGAGTGCTGCCGTGGGCTCTTGCCGGCGGCGCCGAGATCGGGCTGTTCGGCAAGGCCGCCGGTGCGCTGCTGAACGGCAGTCGCTTGATGAAGGCTGCACCGAAGGTCGCCGAGGCCGCCAAGGTGGCGATCACCTACGTGGCCGGCCCCGCCCTGGCCGAAGGCTCTATCGCGGCCGTGCTGCCGCTGTCGGCCTCCGCGCAGAACCAGGTCGACCAGATCGAAGACCCCAAGCTGAGGGAGTCGACCGAGAGCGCCTACCGGGTGCTGCAGGTGACCCAGGCGGCAACGCTGGCCTCGCTGTTCTCGATGTCGGACGTGCTGCGCCTGGCCGGTGGCAGCGGGTCTCTGGGCAAGATGGCGCAGCGGTACGTGGAGAAGGGGAGCCTGGGCAAGACCATCGGCAGCACCCTGGCCATGGCCGCCGCGGCCCCGTCCATGACCGAGATCGCCAACATGGGCGTCGAGAAGGCTGCCGAGATGACTCGCAGTGGGGATGTGACCCCAAGCGACGTGCTGGCCGACATGGCGGCGGCGCGGAACCCTGCCCTGGTTGGCCCTGCCCGGCGCCTCCTGCAGGCCGGGAGCTGGGACGAGCGCCTGGAGGCAGCCAAGGAGTACGCCCTGGCCGCCGCCCCCATGGCCATCGGCATCGGCACGATCCACGCGCTGAGCTTCGCTGGCGCCAAGATGACCTCGCGCAAGCAGATGCTCGAGCTGAACCGAGGCGCCGAGAAGGACGTGCAGGCCATGGTCGACAAGGGCGACCTGGACCCGGAGGTCGGCAAGGTCGTGATGCAGAAGCTCCGGGAGGAGACCGAGCAGATGGCCCCCTCCAAGGCCGACGACAAGCGCCGCGCCACCCAGGAGGTTGTCACCGAGGCCCTGGGCAAGGAAGGCGGCGAGGCCAGGGTGATGGCCGAGAAGACGGCTGGCGACCTCCTGCCGCACCTGGAGGGCGAGTCCGTCCGCCAGAAGCTCGCCGACGCGGTCGAGAAGCACGACGCCGACCCGGACAACCCGGAGCGGCAGCGCGATCTGGAGGTGGCGATGCGGCTGGAGGATGCCGCCGCCGCCGCGGACCGCGAGGAAGCTGCCCTCGCCATTGCCAGCGCCCGCCGCCGCGCCACCGAGGATCCGGGCACCCGCGACCTGGGCGATGACGCCCTCTCCGAGATGATCCACCACGACGAAGCCCGGACCATGGCGCCGGAGACCGTCGACCCCACCATGGAGCGGTTGGCCGGCGAGGCCCAGCGCGAGTGGGAGATGGTGCACCTGGACGAGGACACCGGCGACTTCACGCTGCGCTCCATGGACGGCGAGAACGAGCGTATCGTGGTTCCTGAGCGGGACTTGATGCACTATCGGGTCGCGGACGAAGGTGTTACCGTGGAAGGGATCCATGGAACAACTGACGAGATGCTGGCTGTGCGGAACACTGCACAGTCGGAAGGGGCAGAGCCGCTGCCATCCGTGTCACGCGAAGGCGATGCAGGAGTGGCGCAAGACGCATCCGCTGCAGGGCGAAGCAAGGCGTCGCGCCGCAGCGAGGAGCTACGCGAAGGTCTACCTGGCCAGGGGCAAGATCCAACGCGAGCCGTGCGCGGTGTGCGGAGCGAAGGCGGAGATGCACCACAAGGACTACGACAGGCCACTCCTGGTGACATGGCTGTGCCGGAAGCATCACCTGGAGGTGCACGGCAAGCGAGAATCCGAGACGACCTCAACGAAGCCGCCACCCAGCTCGTCGACCTCGGCGTCCTGAGCCAGCGGAAGCTCGCCGAGAAGCTGGGGGTCAGCCAGCGCCGCGCCGCGTCGATCTTCCGAGACCTCGAGGCCGACGGCGTGGTGCAGCGCGAGGGCAAGGCATGGGTGATCCACCCGGAGCGGTCCAGCGTGAAGCCAGACGGGTCGATCAGCATGTCGCAGGCGCGGCACATGGACCTGGAACGCCTCGGCAAGGAAGCGGAGGGCCTGGTCGACGAGATCGGCACCGAGTTCCTGTCCAAGGGAACCACCCTGAGGGCGACCGACAAGGCCGACCGGCTGGGGCGGCTGATCGTCGACTTCGGCGACATCGCCCGACCCGACGATCCCGAGGCCGGTTCGGCTGCGATCGCGGCTCAGTTGCTGCGCCAGCTGCCCGAGGAGCTGCGGACGGACGAGACCATCACCAAGGTCATGGGCTTCCCCAAGGAGGCCGTGGAGATGGTCCGGGCCGCCATGGAGGATCCTGCGGTCCGTGAGGCGTCCCAGGCGGGCCTGGGAGACGCTGTCCGGCCGGGCCTGCCAGGAGTCGAGCCGAGCGTCGATACGCGGCTGGCGGCCAAGCAGCCTGTCCTGGATGCCCTCATGGAGCCGGTCCGCGAAGTGTGGGAGAGCGCCATGGGAAAGCGGGCTGGGTCAGAGGCTGAAGGGGTAGCCAGGGCCGAGGAGTACTTCAAGCGCGACCAGGGTGACCCAGGGCTGCTGGGCATGAAGATCCCCGACGTGGAGAAGGCCATCCCCGACCTGAAGGATGCCCTTCGGTACCCGTCCGGGCCGGCCAGAAGCCAGGCCCTGTTCGACTTCCAGATGAAGCACGGGGTCTCCGTCACCAGCATCGACGACCTGAAGGAGCAGGTGGCCTTCGCGTCTCGCTACCGCGAGTTGGCGGCCGGCAAGGGAATGGCAAGTGAGGCTGCTGCTGCCGAAGCCGCCTACGCCGCCTGGTCCAAGCACGACCTGAACCTCACCGTCAAGACGCACAAGGAGTTCGTCGCCGGGGAGACGAAGGAGGTCGACAGCATCCTGAAGCGGCTGGTCAAGGGGAAGGGCAAGGACGAGGCCCTGTCGCACCTGGGCGAACGGATCCGCGACCTCGAGTTGCAGTCCGAGGCGACCAGCCTGCTCTCCCTCACCCCGGAAGGGCGCAAGGTGATCCAGCGGCTGAACGACCTTCGGGACGCGATCTTCGTGGGCGGGGCGATCCCGGACCGCCTGTTGGCGTCGCTGGAGACGGGTGCCACTCCCAAGCTGCCTCCGAACCGTGAGAGCGGCTCAGCCTACGTCCCCAACTTCCTGGGCGCCGGCTACCAGATGCTCGTGTCCGGGGCGAAGCGGGCGGTGCTGTGGTTGCAGATCGGCCGGCGGACGATGGCCTCCCTCTACCATGCATTCGCCAGCAAGCTGCGCGCTGGACGCGCCGCCATGGGGCGCAACTGGATGGTTGGCGGGCTTGTGGGGGCAGCCGGAGGATACAAGCTGGGCGGCACAGGTGGCGCCGTCCTTGGTGGCGTCTTCGGGACCGGAGCAGTCCCCAAGGCATGGCGTGTCCTGAAGTCGTGGCGTGGCAAGGAACACCGGCAAGCGGTGGACCTCCGACACCTGAACGACTGGACCGAGACCGTTGCCCCGGATCTGCACGGTGAGCTGCTCGGCGGACGTGACCGTGGCGCCAAGCCGACCAGCTTCATCGCGGACGACCTGTCCAAGTGGCGTGAGTCGGAATCCGCGTTCATGATCGAACGCGCCACCAAGTCGAGGGCGGTTGCCGAGGAGATGGCGAACCGCACCTACGAGCACGTCAAGCCGGACAGTCGCGAGTCAGCGATGGTGACGCGCTACCTGGAGGCTGCGACGCCGGAGGAGCGAGCGAGCATCGCCAAGGAGCTGTCGCCAGAAGCGAAGACGATCGCCGACACGTACGCCGACATGTACCGAAGCACTCGCGCGCTCGTCGCGAGGCACGCGCTGCCGGACCAGATCATCCGCGAGAAGGAGTACCTCCCGCACCTGAGAACGGTGCACAAGAGGCTGGAGACGGCACGCGAGGCCCTTCGTGAGCCGCTTCAGGAAGCCCTGGCTGCGAGGGACAAGCTACCTCGCCCGAAGAAGGACGAGGTGCCGACGCCTGAGTGGAAGGAGGCCGAGCGCAAGGTCCGCCAGCTGCGCAGAGCCATCAAGAAGTTCGACGAGAAGATCGCCGAAGCAGCCAAGCACGTCGTCACCATCCACGGTGAACTCGACCAGATCGCCAAGGACTGGGGCATTGAGAACTACAGCCCGCACGTCATCAACCGCGACATCGGCACTCCCATCCACAAGTTGGACTTCGCCGAGGCGCTGGCGAGCCTGCACGCCCATGAGGGTGACCTGTTGGAGATGGCTCGGGACCACGTTCCGCAGATGGTTCCGCAGCGCCTACGGTCCAAGCACTGGAAGAAGCGCAAGAGTTCCGGGGAGAAGATCAACCGCGACGTGGACTTCGTTCGGTCCGGGTTCCACTACTTCCGGGAGTTGTATCGGTTGCTTCCTGCCAGTGCGTGGTACGAGGCCAATCGGGAGCGCCTGTTCGGCAAGCAGCGCGTGCTCGAGAACGCCGAGATCGACATGGGGTCAGTGTCGCGCATGGATGCTGCGGACACTGGCTACAAGAGCCGTCGCGTCCGGTGGGTCGACTTCGCCCGAGGCAACAGCGTTCGCGCCGACCAGCACTTCCAACTCGGCGGCAAGGTGCACACCCTGACCTGGGCGTCGCCAGATGGAGTGTCGAAGAGGGACGTTCACTTCCGTACCTACGGCGACCTCGAGCGTGCTCGCGCGATGGGGCCCGAGTCGTTCAACCTGCCGAAGGACTGGACCGTCGCCGAAGACCAGAAGTTCGGTCATCGCATCCTGCTGCTACCGGACAGGGCAACAGAAGCGTCACCAGATCAGCGCATCCGCACCGCCGAGACCGAAGTGCGCGACCAGCGGGAATCGTCCGCCTTGGACGAGGATGGCAGCTTGACGGACGCCGACGACATGGATGTCGACGAGGTGACGAAGCAGCTGCACCTACCAACGTGGGCGCAGACGATGTGGCCGAGCGAGGTCTACGGGCGACTCTCGACCACAGAGCCAGGCAAGTACCAGCGAATCCTCCAGCAGTCTGGCGAGAAGTCAGCAGCGGCATTCGCCGAGCACATCCACCACATCCTCGACACCGCAGTCGGGCACGACATCAGGGATCTGGCGAAGAACATCGCGTCGACCATTGCCAACGTCACTCGACACGGAGTCCTTGGCCTGAACCATCCAGGTTCTGCCCTGCGCGAGATGATCGACACCACCGCCATGAACTCGTTCCGCCTGGGAGTGGACAACGCATGGGAGGCTGCGTCCTGGTCGATGGAGTTCAGCAAGCGGCTGCACGAAGGCATCAACGCACTCGACAAGGCTGGCATCGAGACGTGGCTGAAGGAGCACCAGATCCGAGCCATGGATGACGGGAGCCTTGGTTCGCTACCTCCATCCTTGCTGGAGAAGGTGAAGACTCCGCAGGCGAAGCTGGATGTGATGCCTGCCGACAAGAGAGAGAAGGCCATGCTCCAGGACGAGGCCTTCCAGGAGTACCTCAAGAGTTCGCTCTCGGGTGGCTCCGTGATGGCGATGTTCACGCCAGTGGAGAGGAGATACTCCTACGGCAAGGACATCCGTGGATCGCGGTGGAGCCGCATCAAGCGCGGCGCCGACAAGTTCTCGTGGTGGCTACGCGGCCGAGCGCAGGAGCACACCATGCAGGCCACCTACCTCTGTTCCTACATGGTGGCAAGGCGCGGCGGCCTGAGTCGCGATGCGGCAGCGAAGCAGGCCGGCCTCTACGCGCTCTCGGCAAGCGTCGTCTCCAACCGATCCTTGATGGCCCCGGTGATGAACACAGCCCCCGGCATCCTGGGGCGGCCGATCATGTCGTGGATGATCGCGCAGAGCAGCATCAACTGGCGCTACCTGTTCCACACCTCGCCGGAGAAGCAGACCATGGCCAAGGCCGGCCTGCTTGGACCGGAAGGTTCGTGGGGCAAGGTAGGTCGCGTCGGTGGGGCCATCGCAACGAGGGCTGTCACCAGGATCGCATCTTCACTGGCTGGGATGTACGCGGTCCAGCAGCTCGCCAGCTTGTTCGGATACGACATCACGCGAAGCCTCGGGCAGGGCCTGGGAGATGTCCCGTTCGTTGGCAAGTGGGGCGTCATGAAGCTGCACGAGATCGAAGCCAAGATGCATCTGGCAGCCACACCGGATGATGCCTACCAGGAGTTGCCTGAGTGGCGGCAGAAGCTGGTCGACCAGGCCAAGGAGCACGCGCCCGAGTGGATGCGTGAGTGGACGATCCGCATGGCCCAGTACGGCGGCAGCATGCCAGCCGACGTGCCCATCTTCCCGATGTACGGCAACTGGATCCCCTACGCAGCGGAGAGAGCCAAGGACTGGGCCGACCTGTTCAAGGCCGAGATGATCGGCGACGTGAAGGAGGCGCGCAGGCTCTGGTACAAGTCGGTCGTGGGAGGACTGTGGATGTTCCGTGTCCACGACCAGATCGTCGGCTCCGAGTCTGACCCGGCGGACGAGAACTTCGCCCTGATGCGCAACCCAGCTACCGGCGTCACCTTCCAGCGCCGAGAGAAGGGGGAGATGCTGCGCGTGATGTACAACCTCATGGGCTCGAGCGTCGAAGACAGCGTAGACCGCATTCGGCGAACGGTGCTGCAGCCTCTGGCAACCGAGCGTGAGGTTGCGGCCACCAAGTCCGCAGCCTTCCTGGCTGGCGACCTGCACCAGAAGGCCACGCGCGCCATGATCCAGGCCAATAACACGCAGGATCCCGGCGCCAAGGCCAAGCTCGAGCAGATGGCCCACGACTACACGAGCCAGTTCCGCACGGCCACGATCGACTACGCGCGGTCCCACGAGATGACGCGCAACGAGACCAAGGCGCTGATGAAGCGGTGGTCTCGAGTCGCAGAGCAGAACTACCTGCTCACCTCGTCGGAGCGTGACATCGTCAACGCCTACAGCAGCGACATGGCGTTCCGGCTGATGGCCAACGAGCTGAACAAGGTGCCGTTGGTCGACAAGCCGGCGATGTCCGAGAAGCGATGGGGCGTGGTCCAGTCGCTCTGGTTCAGCGACGCCGACGCGATGCGGCAGAGCCTGAAGGGGGTGTCATCGGACACGCGCGAGAAGTTCCTGCATGCGTTCCGCACCGCACGTCAGCGGTGGGCGATGCAGGCCGAGGCCGAGAAAGCAGGGGTTCGGTGATGGAAGAGATAAGGTGCTGGAGTACTGCTGGCAGATGCACTCTTGCGGAGCACTCCCGTGGCTGAGCCTGGCGGCAAGAGGCCGCTACTCGACCGGGAGACCCTCGTGCCAGTAGGGCTGCTCATCGCCGTCGTGCTCTCCTCCATCACGGCCACGGTGTGGATCAACACGCAGCTGCTCGACCTGATCCACAGCGTGAAGGAGACCAACATGCGCGTCGATGTGGTCGGGTCGCAGGTGGCTCAGCTGCAGCTGCAGATCTCCAACAGCACAGCCGAGCGGTGGACCAAGAGCGACATGATCCGCTGGGTCGAACTCGTCAACGCGGCGACCAACAGCAAGATGCCGCTGCCTCGCTAGGCGGGCTTCGCGACCGGAGCGTGCGTCACGTCGTACAGCTCGTTGGTCTGCTTCTGCACGCTCTGCGCCTTGATGAGGCCGAGGATGCCCGTCACGATGCCGGTCAGGCTGACCCAGGTCATCGGGTTGTTCGGGTCGGTGGCCTGCCTCACCTCGGGGTTGGTGATGACACCGTCGTTGTCGCGGTCGAGCACCGTGGTCACCCGGTTCAGGGCGTCCGTGATCTGCGCCGAGGTCTCGGGGGTGACCTGACAGGCAGCGCACACGAACGCGAGGACGGTCAGGGAGAGGAACAGGGAGATGTGTCGAAGCATGGTCTACGCGGGGTTGTACAGGGTGTAGGCGTGCTGCGAGATCTTGCCACCACCGGTGGTCTCGGAGTAGCCCTCGCCCCAGTTGATGTCGATGCCGGTCTGGTAGCCGTCCAGCACCGCGTCGATGCCAGCCGGCGGTCCCTCCATGAACTGGTGGACCATGCCGCACATGTCGTCGCCGAACTGCTGCCGCATGCCCATCAGCTCGGCAGCCAGCACGACGCCGATCTGTGACCCGCAGTTCTGGTTCATGTACTGGATCTTCCAGCCCCAGGCCAAGTGGTCGGGATCGGCAGGGTCACCCCACTCGTTGGTCACCGGCTCGACCAGCAGCAGCTCGCCGCGGTTGGTGTTGGGCGGGGAGGCCGACGACCAGGCGTTGACCGGGTTCATGCGCCAGCCGTAGGGCCATCCATCGAACCACCAGGCGCTCGGGTTCACACGGAAGTAGGCGCCATCCTCCTGGAAGGCCTGGTTCGGGTCGCCGGGGAAGAACAGGCTCGGGTTCTGGAAGGCCCACACGCCGAGCAGCTTGCCAGCCAACACGATCAGTGGCTTGCGGCCCTGGCAGTGACCGCCAAGTGGGTAGTGGATGCGGCCATCGGTCCACGCGCCGACCAGGTCCAGGCCCCACTGCACCATCGCTCGAGCGAGCGGGTACTTCTGTGCCGGCGTCAGCGTGCTGCACAGGTAGACGAAGGCGTCCGACACCGCACCGGACAGGAACGAGCCGTAGCCTGGATGCTGCAGGCCAGGAGTCACGTAGTGCGTCGGCCACTCGGTCGCGATCTCGCCGCAGAACTCAGCGAACAGGGCGGTGTAGTAGCTGATGGGTGGCATCGTCACGCCGGAAGCCACACCGACCGCAGCCAGGTTGATCACGCTCGGCAGCTGCGACATGTCGATCATCGACTCGGGGATCGGCGTGGCCCGCATCTGGAACGCGAGCGGGCTGATGCCGATGGCAGGCGGCGACAGCATGGCTGGCTGCGAAGGGCTGATGTCGAAGTCGACGCACTGGATGCACAGCATCTGGTCGATCACGGTGTGAGCTGACAGGCCGGGCATGTAGCTCGTGCGCGTGTAGTAGCTGCCGGGAGGGCCGGGGATGTCGCCGTGCGACTTGCAGATGATGAGCACGTCGC